ATGAGTACAAAGAACAAATCTCAGAAGACATCGGTTGGCTGCACAAAGACTGCAGGCAAGGGCAATCAGAAGAAGCAGGATTTCAAGCTGTCGCAGTCCTGTTTTGAGCAACACATATCTGAAGATGGGTTGTCTTACTTGGATATTCATTTTGAGAGCAACAAACCGATAAAAAAGGTGCTATTCTCATGCGGTAAGGACGGGGTGACGGAAGCGTGGTTACAGTTTATCAAGAAAGAGGATGATGCGATGGTTTCAAACGAGATAGACCAAAGCAGACTGCGCTCTTGGGAATTTGATTCTGCGGATATCACCGGAGATGGCGACCGGTTTATAGAAAATCATTCCGTTCAGAAACAGAAGACGGTTCATGAACTGGCGTTTCCGGAAGAGCGTGTCCTTTCAAAAGAAGAGAAGCTGGTGCAGGAAGTCCTGGCAACATGTACTGAGAAACAGCTGTTTGTCTATGAGCTTCGCTGTTGCCGTACATATCCTATGTCATATCCTGAAATTGCAGAACTGTTCACGGAATACTTCGGAACACCGACATCAGAGGACGGAGTGCGCAACTTGTATTTGAAAATCTGCGACAAGGTCTGCAGGGCTCTTGGAGTACCCAGACCGAGGAAGAACAAGCGCAGTTGACTTTACCTTGCTAAAGCGTAATCCTCAACAACCATCGCATAGCCATCAGTTTGAAGATTTCTGATTCTCTTCATTAATTCACTATAGGAAACAGCTTTCATTCTGTTGATCGGCTTGCGGTGGTTTGTGAGCATAAAGATGCTTTTATCAGAATGGTTTATTGAAGCGATGTCGCATCGTCCGGTTCTGTCTACTACCGATCTGATTGTTTCACAGTCCATGTTTTTCTCCTGTTTCTTCATGTACTATTAATGTATCTAAATGGTTATGTAGTCAACTTATATAAACAAAAAAACGGCAACTCTGAGCCTGTCCCGGATATTGACCGGGGGGAACAAAGTTGCCGTTTATTAAAATATAACTGTTTGATTTGTGTTTTTTCAAGAGTTTTTTGCCTTATATGTCTCCTTAGAACAGTTGTAGTGTTATCCGTTCCATTTTGTCTTCTATCATCTCAAGGATGTGGATTGTGATTTCTTCACGTAGGGTAAGAATCTGTTCATCTGTAAGTTGCCTTCCGCTTAGCAGACAGGCCTCCATTACGGCATGGTTTCCCATCAGATCCAGATGGTGGAAAAAGCAGTCTGTTACTTCCCCTATTGTGAGATTGATAACTCTGTTCTTTCTGGTTATCGAGAAACCGCTGTCCTGTTTTGAAAGTCTTTCAATGAATTCATCCATAAGTAAACTCCTTTGGCCCCTTTTGGGCCTTCATATTACTTATGGGAAGGAAACGGGATTTTCCTCCCCCCGTTTTGAGGGGTTTTAGAGAAAAAAAATAACTTTTTTTCAAGCCGAATGTTTAACAGATGTTCAGTGCTTTTTGAATGTTTTTCATGAGCAGTTCTTTTGTTACAGAAGGCAGTTCTTCAGAGATTCCTGTAATCTGCTTTTCTTCGGGATGATGGTATAGCTTTTCAAACCATCGTTTTTCAGACTCGTACTCACAGGTGACTACAGTGTTTTCTATGTAGCCGATATTCTGAATGAAGAGCCACTCCTTGCCGGCGAACTTCTTCCCATCGTAGAGCAGGTCGTTTCCAATCTGCTTGATATGCCCATCTCCTCCATGTTCCTTAACAACACGGATGATGGTTGAAAATGTCAGCTCATCCAGAGCCTTTTGTCTTTCAAGTGTCCAGGAAGAATCAAACTTGATTTTTACCGTGGTATTGAACCCATGTTCCGGGAGCAGAAGATCACATTTCTGTTTCCATTCAAGCTCCTTGATTCCTTTGCCAATGAACTGCCAGTTCATACCCATAAGCCCTCTCGGATCTTCTGTGAAAATATCCTTTTCTTCCATGGGTCTGTTGAAAAAACAGCTTTCCTTGAAGTCCCAGATATAGAAGAAGTCCGGTCCGTCAAAGTCCCTGTTGAGCCTGCAGTCCTGCATTGTCTTTAGGGTTTCAAGACCAATAGGGTAGTCATTGAATCTGCGTGGCACAAATTCAAGGATACCTGTCCTGATTTTCTTCTGAGGAAATATAGTGCAGACAAGGTCATAGATGCTGGAGTAGTGGGCTTTGCATTCGGACGGATATAACTGCGAGAATGAGCCGTCTGTCATAAAGCCGAAGCAAGAGGATCTGCATGAACAGTTTCTGCAGTATGTGGCACTTTTCCTGTACTGTTTTATGAAAGCCATAGGCTTCTGCATAACAGCATGGTCTGTTACCACATCTTTTATGTCCAGCACATCCTTTGCAGTCAATGTGTACCTTGAAGAAAGACAGACAGGCACCCCAATCAGGGCAATCTTAGAAAGCATTGAGATTCCGATGAGCGAATCACAGGCATGTATAAACGCATTAACATCCATAGCACATCTGAGAAGCATTAAAGCATTCTGTGTTGTTCTGAGAGCCATCTCAAAGAAAAGGCAGTGCTGTTTCAGTTCTTCAGTGTTTTTGATAACAAAGCGGAAAACACATGGCGTTTTATAATTCTCTCTTTCTTCTGTGAGGTACATTATGTCTGCATGCCGACTGCCGGCCATAACAGTCTTGCCTTGTTCTTTCAGGCCAATGACAACTTCATCAATGCTTTCTTGTTCGGCATTGCCACTGATGATACACACATCAGTTTCTGATTTGCCGGCATTGGCAATAAGGGCTTTGATATCTGTATTTTCATAGACGCAGATGGAAGAAACGCAGTTAGTTCTCATTGTAAGAGCCTCCTTCTGAGGTTTTTTGCCACGAAAGGGCATTATTTGACACGAAATTTTCTATTGTATTCAAAAATTTTCTGAAAAAATGATTATGAAATTTTATAAATATAAAAAGAGATAGGGTTTTTCGTGGCAAAAGGTGGCAAATAAGGCTACTTCTCATACTCGGCCACCTCCAGGAATGTGTGAACAAGTGTTTTTATTGTTTCAACTGAATCACCTCTGAGTGGCTCGTTTCCACAGTATGTGAACTTCATGATTCCCTTATCCGGAAAACCCAGAATGCCGATTCTTTCTCCGTCACAGAACATGCAGTCCTGCCTGAGATTGTAGAGTCTTTCTTCCGTATCCAGAGCATGGAGGGCATCTCTGTAAACTGAGCCGGATATCTCCTTGTAGGGCTTCGGAAGCAGGATTGCTGCAATACATCCGGAAGATGGTTTGATTCTCATAAGATCAAAGTTTCCCTCTGCCTTTCCTCTTTGAAGGTTAACAATCTGTCCGTCAGAAGGATTGCTGTAAAAGTAGATGCTTTCATCCTTAGGATAGAAGATGTAGACCCATTCTTTTCTGACACGTGAGAGTCCGTTTGCCTGGCGGTTTATCTTTTCAAATACTTCATCAAGCTGGGATACCGAGCTTCCTTCAATTATTGTCACCGTACTGGATATCATCCATGACCTCCACCATGTCGGCCAAGTACATGCCGTTGTATTCTTCGTTGAGTGTGCCTATTGCCTTGCAGTACTTGTCAAAGCACTCAGGACACAGAATCTCACTTGTAGGTTCTGCCAGGTTGTTGAACGGAACCATTACGCCTGTCTCCGAAATCTTATAGACCTGGATTGTGTTCTCCAGTCGGATGACTGTTTTCTCTATCACATTACCGCATCTGCTGCATCTGATTCTGCTCATATCTTTTCTCCTCTGCACATGTTTGTATCGGCATCAAACACAAGGCGAACGCCTGCCTTGTTGAGCCTTTGGATTGTCTGCGGATTTATGCCGAATATCTGACCGCTAAGACGTAGGGTGTTATGAAGAAGAATCTCTTCCAGATTATCCTTTACGAAATCAAAGGCCTTAACCCAGATTCTGCACATATTCCTGTTGAGCCTGACTTCACCGTACATGGACAGGTTATAAGCCTGACACTCGCCGGTGCATATCCAGGAAGCCGGACAGATATCACAGTGAAGTTCATCCTCTGCCTTGAAGACCTTCTGATAATGGTCAATGACGCTTTTTGCCTGCTGAAGACCTAAGAAATCACGCTTTGTAATATGGACCTTTTTCTTCAGATCTATGTGCGGACCTCTTTCCAGGTATTTGTCGCAGGTGTATGCATAGAGGTCAGGGTCAAGACTGGTCATATTGCTGCCGAATCCGCAGACCCTGTCAAAGCACCCGGTCTTATTTCCATGAAGGATATCATCTGAGTAAAAGCAGAGTTGCTGAACTGCCTTTTCCAAGCCCATCATTATCCCACGTTCTTTTAGAGGGTCATCAGTGAGCATAGACTTAAGAACTGGTTCAAACCAATATTGCCATATATCATCCGGTGTCGGAACAAGGTCGGCATTTTTATCATCAGAACACAGGAGATTGATTCCAAAACCCGATACAAAGTCCTGAACGCTTCTCATGTCCTCAAACCAGAATTCCATATTCTTTTTGGTAAGAACCGACAGACAGAAAAAGTCCGTGCCATACTTTTCATGAAAGCCCCTGAGCCTGAGCATAAGCTCTCTTGTCTTATCCCTCGGAAGGCGGTCTTCTGTTCCCCAGCCGTCAAAGGAAAAACCTATGGCCATGTTATGCTGTGCAAAATACTGGGCAATCTCATCAGTGATAAGTGTTGCGTTTGTCTGAAGACACCATGTGATGTTGGGAAACATCTGCTGTCTTTTTGCGATGTGGTCAAACATCTGCTTGAGCTCTTCAAAAGGAAGGAGCAATACTTCTCCGCCATGGAAGTGCCAGTCGCACTTGTTCTCTATGCGCCCCAGTATGCAGCGGTAATACAGATACGTATCAAACGCCTGTTTGAATGAATCTACAGTGAAGCGTTTTCCCTTCCACTGTGAATCATCAATTCCACGCTCGTAGCAATACGAACAATGGCAGTTGCATTCTCTTGTCATCTGGGCAATCACATTGTCTGTAAATCTGAACACTTGTTCTCCTCCTTAATCGGATACAGATCCAGTCTGTCTTTGAAAAGCTGAATGTATTCTTTCCATACGCCGATGCACTTACTGTTGAATATGCATTCCCTGCATCTTGGAGCCTTGCGATGGCACTGAATATCTGAAAGGTTGTAATCATTCACATCAGCACCCCTTGAGAAATCAATACCGATTCGGTTGTTAAAGCCGGAAAGAATGCAGGACTCTGCAGTGCATTGGACTTCATTTTGAAAGGGGTAGAGATAGCACGGAGGGATTGCTTCAGTAAAAATCAGCGGAGCAAAGGCCTTCAGTGTCTTTTGTATCTCATCCTTGTAATCCGAATACCGGAAGGCCACAAGATTATTGTTTGTCCATGCATTTCCTCCAAGATGCGGATAAGTCATGGACATACGTGTTCCTGGAGCTATTCCTTGAATGAAGCAGAATGTGTCATGAAGGGTAGTGATATTCAGCTTTGAGAGCACAGTCTGCGTTGTTACGAACACTCCGGCTTTGCATAGATTCTCAAAACCCTTGATGGTCTTTTTCCACATTCCGCTGCTTTGGACAATCCGGTCATGGACTGCAGGGTCGCAGCTGTGAATTGCTACATGTGCATGATTGATGAAAGGACTGCACTTTGTTGTGAATGCCGGATCAGAAAAACCCGTTCCGTTGGTTTGAACTATTGTTTCATGTCCTTTCTCACGGCAAAATTTAAGAATCTCAGGAAGATCCTGACGCATTGAAGGCTCTCCGCCTGTAAGCTGAATTATCATACCTTTTGGCACTGAGTAGATGAGCTTTTTTATCTCATCAAGCTCTAGATTGCCTTTGTCGCGCTTGTCTGCAATTACACAGTGAATGCAGTTGTTGTTGCATTTAAATCCGAGTTTCAAATCAAATGAGCTCATTATTTCTCCTTAGGCTGAATAGCTTGAGTGACTGCTGTGATTACTTGAGTAGTAGTACCTGTTATCTCCGGAAAAAGACCGTATCCCGAAACTGTTCAGTGTGTTCCCCACCATTTTGGCTCCGTTGAGGATTGCCAGAATTGCATTTGCCTGACTCTTCATGGCTTTGCCTGATGGTGTGGCATATGAACTTATTGGATTTGATGTCTTTGCAAGAGCCTGTGCCTGCATATCACCTGATGAATAAGTCCAGCTTGCTCCGGTGGTATTCGCATGACCGGAATCGGCATATGGAGCACTGTCTTTTGTGTTGTTGTATCGGGCATTTGCATGACTTGAGTGTCCGCCGGAAACCGAATGGTTGGCATGAACACCAATCTCCAGTGTTCCATACTGGTAATAAGGACCGACTGTTCCCTTTGCATTATTCAGAATAAGTGGAACCTGAGAAGCATAAATGAGACCTTCATTGAGAGCTTCCTCGGCTCCGGTTTCCTCCAGGGAAGCCCTGACCTCAGCAATTGCTCTTTTGTAGGCAGCAAGGCTTCCTGCCAGAGTATCAGGCATAGTTGTAACAGATGTACTTCCCCATGAAAGGCTATGACTTTGTCTTATCCAGGCACCTTCTGCAGGAGAGTTGGAATGGGCATAGCTTTGTCCATAGACTGAGTAATTGCCCCAGTTTCCCCATGTACTTGTCATATCAATTACCTCACTTTCACCCAATGGCGACTGTTTACCTTGATACCCTGCCAATAAGAGCTTTTCTCCTCTTGATGAAATACTCCGACCAGGCGTTCAGGATGAAGAATCCTCTGCAATAAACCCATACGTGTGAGCTTTCCATATTTGGCACAGGTCAGTGGTGTACCAGCCTTATAGACCTTATCTACACAGGCAAGGACAAAACCTCCGACTGCTATGTGCAGTTCCTTGCCTTTCCCTTTCTGCCCCAGAAGAAAACCATAGGTATCAGAGTGAATGCCTATGATTCCCTGTTCGCAGTATTCTGACGAAAGGCGGATTTCTTTGTTCTTCTGTACATAGCATCTTCCGGAAATCAGACGGACACGTTCATCAACTTCAATGGCATCAGCGATATCGTTCCAATAGGCACCATAGACCTTCTCACCGGTCAGTGTATTAACGTTTATACTCGCTACCGGACAGGTGCTTGAACCGATCTTGTCTATGAAGGCATTGTCAAACCTTGCAGCTTCTGAGCCGAGGTTTATTTCCTTGCTTCTTTCAACGCTGGTTTCTTCCGGGAATATGGACTCTGTATAGTTTCCTCTGAGCCTTCCTATGGGTGTAAAGGTCAGATTCAACGCAGAAAGCCACGCACTTGAAGGGATGGAGTAGATGTCCACTCTGTTGACGATTACGGTTATTCCAGAGGAGTCCCACTTTACCGAGGTGATGTTTGTAAGTGAATAGCTCTGAGCATTGCCACTGCCGGTAATTATTGTGTAGGAGCATGCTATATTCTGGAACTTGATGAACTCATTCTCAGCTTCAGAAACCCATGCTGAAGTGCTGCTGTTGTAGTATTCCATGCCACGAGGGTGGTAATACTTCACAGCAGAAGCAGAATCAAACAGGTTGGTGATTACAAGTGAATAATCCACCAACTGAGGACTGGCCATTGAGATTCTGTGGATTGGAAGATAGCTCGCATTAAGGAAATTTACTCCTTCCTGGAAAGAGGTCAAATCATATGAGATTTTCAGCTCTCCCTGTGTCTGAATTGTATAGTCTTCTACTGTGACGGCTCTGACTTTGCTTACATAACCATCCTGATCAAAAGAGAAGTGCTGGACAGCATCACTGAACAGATACTCACAACAGTTGCTGACACCTCCGTACGATTCTTCATATGTCTGGAAAGTCTGTCCGTTGTCCGTTGAGATATACACGTTGGAATCGACAGGAGTGTATCGGGAGTTCTTTTTTACTATCAGTATCCCTTGAGAACATGCAAACTGATAAGAATAACGGCTGCTTAGTGTAACTCCCAAAGGATATCTTTCCGTCCAGTTAACCCCGTCAGTTGAAGAGTAGATATTGGATGAAACGCTGTTTGTAAGACCATACAACGTGGAACCTGAACGCCACAAAGCTGAAACGCCGATACTGATACTTACCTTTGACCAGTTAACACCGTCACTGGAACGCCATGCATTTGTAAAAGCACTAAGATTGCCGCTCCATGCATAGAAGTATCCTCCTATGAAATACAAGGTGTGGAAGTAGGTGCTTTTGGCATAGTATTCCATCGGACGATAACGAGTGAATGATGCACCGTAATCCGTTGAAACAAACACCGTAGGCTGGGAGCTATCACTGTCATATGCACTGTCCAGTATGACAAGCTTTCCGTTGCCGTAAGCCATGCCGGCTGGATCTCTGCAGTAGTCTATTGAGATTCTTGTCCATGTATCTCCACCATCAGAGGAATAAATGCCGTATTTGTCATCGCCAAGAATGACATAATGATTTGCATCAATGCCCAGCGGATAGTAGATGTAATCAACACCAGATAATGCAGCAGCAAGAGAGCTATTGAGTGTTTTTTCTGAAAATTTATAGCCCTGAAGATCATAATCAATCGTCTGTTTTGCATAGACCATCTGGTCTTTTTCTGCAGAAAGACCAGAAACAGCTGAAGAGAAAAGATTCCATGTGCTGTTATCAAGGCTGTAGTACATTCTGCCATTACTTGTATGTGTTCCCGTAAGTGTTTCACATTTTCTCTTAAGGCCGACTCCCGAAAAACTCAGTGTATTGGTTCTGAGAATAGGACTTCCGGATATTGTCCTTGTATCCGAAATTGCCTGGTCAGAAGCTGCAATTCTTTCAGTACTCCTTTGTGCTTCAGTCAGTTTTATCAGACCGGTAAAAGAAGAGTTCTCATACGTACCTCCCTGTGAAACCACAGTCTGCTCAGGTACGGAAGAAAGGGAAGAAACTGCATCCTTTTCATACCAGTATGCAGAACCCTCTGTTATGCTTTTGTTCCTGTAGTTGTTGGATATGCTGTCGGATTTCAGTGTTGAGAAGGTCTCTGAGTTGAGATCTCCGACAATAGAGGCATCGGTAATGGTGCCTTTGACAATCTCGGCATTGTTGATATTGCCCTTGTTCATTGTGGCCTGAAAGATATCGGCCTTGAAGAACTCGGCATTTCCGTCAGAATCCTGGAAGAACCCTTTCTTTGTGGTTGTCGGATCAAGAATTCCAGCTATGAGTTTTGCAACAGTTCCCTGCTCATATCCGTCACTGTGAATCTTCCCAAGAACACCGTCTTCTCCATTCAGGAGCATTATGTCCTGTGTTCCGATGTACCTGGCAATCACGTTTTCAAAATATGCATAATAAGCAAGAACGCTGTCCGGTACATCTGTAAGTGAGAACACATCCTTCATGCAGTCCAGGAGAATCTGCTGATACGAAGCTGTAGTGCCGGATACTATTGTCCAGATGCCGTTCAGATAGACATAAGGGTACTTGTCAGTTGTATTCAGATAATGGTCTCCCTCAAGAAGAGAGCCATATTCTCCTGCAGTGGATGGAACTGCAGAAAAGGCACCAAGATACACTGAAGGAACGGTGATGTCATTGACCGTAAGGGTGATATCTGTGCTTTCACTTACAATCCCGTTTGTAGCAGACATTGTGATGGTAATACTGTCATCTGAGATGTTATATGGAATGGTCAGAACGTTACCGGATACGGTTCCTGCACTTGCCGAGAATGTGACCTGCACAGCACCGTATCCGACAATCCGGGATCTGAGTGTTACACTCGTATTTCCGTTATGTCTGAGGTCTCTGATATATGTGCTTCTTGATGGGGTGAAGGAGAACACACAGGTGGCAAGAAATTCCGATGTAAGCTCTTCATTGTAATACGGATCTTCTCTTTCAATCGTTCCATCAGTATATGTTTTTACCAGACGTGTCCAGACATACAGTCCCTTGTACCATGAAGAGTATGCAGTATTACTCCATCCGCTCACAGGAGCAGTTGTGCTTGAATCAGATGATGCATACTCATATGAAGTGGTAAAGGAATCAGCATCCATTGCCTGATAGGAATAGCTTAGGGAAATGCTGCCATCAGAGAATGTACATCTTGTCCAAAGATACTCCCCACCTTCAACAGACGGAATTGTTGTAGTCCATGTTGTTGGCCGGGTAGAACTTGAGGAACTTTTTCCGTACTCAATCGCTGTGATTGTTACAGAAGTTCCGGAAGGTCCCTGAGGTCCGGGTTCTCCATCTTCACCCTTGGGTCCCTGAGGACCGGGCTCTCCTTTTTCTCCCTTTGCACCTGTGGAAGTTCCAGCCATGGCCTTCTGTTTGTAAACCTCTGCATCGAGGTCAAATACGGAAATACCGATAGCTGTGTACTGGACTATTTCAGATTTGTCATTCAGGCTTTTTGCAATAAGAAGAACATAAGTATCAAGTCCGGAAAAGACATTGTCCTTAAGTCTGATGATACTTCCAAGCTCAAGGTTCTCCTTGCTTTGGAATGCATATCTTGAATTGCAGTATCTGTGATACTGACCTATGAGGTTCGCATGTTCCTGAGCGAGGAGTCCATCATGGACAAACTCAAGAGTCTCTTCAAGAAGATTATCCGAGCTTGCACTGTCAACTGCAGTATCTGCTGTTCTGACAATATTGCTGTCCTTCTCATAGAGAATTGTTCCGTGAACATCCATTCTGGTCACATGTCGGACAACTGAATCCTCGTTATGGACAAGCATTTCAAGATAAGGTCCGCCGGATGCAATGACTGACTTGCTGACATTTCCATCGGCAGTAAGTGTCATGACCACATTGCTGACGTTTATGATCTTGCTGCTTCCGACTATGTCTGTTCTGCTTTCAGCATTGCAGACTTCAATCCTGGCAGGAACTCTGAACTTATCCTCGGTTTCTTCACGCCACTCTTCATTCGTGTAGATTTCAGTTCCGTCAAAGTAAGTCAGAGGACCCATCTCCATGTTGCAATAGACATGGTCAGAGTCCTGTCCTGTTGTGTTCCTGTAAACCAGAAAATCAGTAGCCTCGGCAATCCGTGTATAGGTAATCTTTGCACTTTTGTACTGCTTTATATCCTTTGTCAGACTTATGGCCTTGCCGGAATAGGTATAGAGCTTGCTTCTGTCTATCAGAGTAGCTCCCTCTGTGGTTGTGCAATCCACCTTGAAAACAAGAAGCCGACCTTCAGTGTCAAAGAAATATACGTATCCCAGTTCATAAAGAAGCTGTGAGAGTATCTCCTTGCATGATTTTCCGGATTCCACAACTTTGATAACCGGAGAGCTTATGACTCTGCAAGCAGGACTTACAGTTATTCCTGCAGCATTGCATATGTTTCTGATTGCAGTATCAGCTGTGCAGTTGAAAAGCATACAGCCGGACTTTAGGTATGGCTTTCCTAAAAGCCTTGTACCGGTGTCCTCTATTGTGATGTTCAGTGCCTGTTGTCCGCTTTCTGTTACAGACCATGAGAAGTTCGTACTTATATAGCCGGTGAACAAAGTGGTGCTACCGTCTTTGAGAACAGCTTTTACATCACCATCTGTGGCAATAATGTCCTCAATGGAGGAACAGGTTCTGAAGAGCTGAAGCATTACCTGGTTTGAGGAACTTTTAAGTCCATCAAGCAGTTGGTACTTGAACTGTATACCGGGATAGATAATATCCTCGTTTGTTATGGTCTGGACAAGAGAGTGCCCCGAAGGGAGATCATTGCCCAGAAAAGTAAGTGTTATATTGGGATTCAGATATTCCATTAGGTAGCAACTCCGTAGTAGTTCAGAGCTTCAAACTCTGCTCTTATCATCTGTGCGAAGGTCCTCATTCCTCCATCTCCGACAATCGGTGCCTGCTGATAGATGTTTATCGTCACCTGAGTCGCACCCTGGTATCCTGCAGAAGTCACGGATGTGGCAGTGGATGTGCTGCCAACTGCATCTGAGGACCATGAGGAAACAGTGCTGGTAGAAGAATCAAAAGCCTTGTCGATTGCATCCCATTTGCTTTTAATGAATGCACTGTAGCTCCCGGGACTTCCCGGGTCAGTCATTCTAAGACCACCGAACGGATGCCAGCCGAATATGTTAAGACCTGCAAGCCAGTTCATTACCACCGCAATCCAGTGCTGAAGAACCTGGACTACATACTGAATGGTTCCGGTGATGGTAACGACTATCTTGGCAAAGACCTTCAGTACGGGCATGAGAGCCTCAAGAATAGAACCTACTATTTCCAGTACCGGAGTCAAGACCATGCTTATGATTTCAATAATCGGCTGCAGTACAACTCCCAGCATGTTGAATATGGATACGAGGAAAACGGCAACCTTTTCTATGAAAGGCATCATGTTTTGAATCAGAGGAATCAGGAGCTTTCCGACTATTTTTCCAAGCTCTCTGAGTGGCTCGATTCCGAATTTGACAAAGTCATTGAGAATGGGACCGAGGGTTTCGCTTAAGCCTTCAAACACATACTCCAGTGCAGTAACGATTGCACCAAGTAGTGGCCCCATTGTGCTCATATTCTGAGCAAGGTTCTGGACAAGTTCTCCGGCTTCTCCCATCTTTGAAGAAAAGGATCCAAGCACCTTGTCCCAGAATCCGCCCATGCCCTCCTGTGCAGAACCGGAGCCTGATATGCCACCTGTGACAGGACTTGTCTGCTTCATTGAAAGCTTTTCTTCAATAAAGGGTTTGAACCATGAAACAAAGGCATCAAAATCATCTCCGAATGCATCTGAAAAAATAGTGGAAAATGAGGAAGTTACGTTCTGCCAGTCATCCCCCAGATCTGAGAGAAATGTCTGGCCCCAGTCTCTTAGAAAGTCACCGATATTGGAGAAGTTCTTTTTTGCAGCTTCATAGTATTCATCAGTGCTCTTTGCAGTCCAGTTGGCCATTGCCTTTCCAATGGTTGTGGCGTTGTCTGTTGTAAACTTCTCAAATGCCGGATTAAGAAGGGCTTCTATTTCCTTGATCATAGGAGCAAGGTCATCTCCGATATTGGAGAAAGCTGTTCCGACATTCTCAAAATGAGCATTTGTCTTGCTGTAAAGCTCACGCTCTGATGTTCTGTCTATATTCAGATCAATCTTCTCAAGTTTTCCTCCAAGACCGAAAACTCTGCCGACCCATGTGTTATGAAGCTTTGAGCCTATTGTCTGAAGTGCATCTTCAATGCTTTGGACAAAGTTGTTCCTGATATGAACTACGGCATAGGCAACCCAGTCAAAGACACCCAGAAATATCTCCTTGATTGCCTTGGGGATGTTCGTGAAGAATGAGGAAATCATAGTCCCTATGTTCTTTACGACAATCTTGACAATCTGAGGAATGTTCTTGATGATGTTTCCAACAAGACGGACTCCGTTGACTGCCTTTGAAACAATCTGGTCAACGACCTTTCCTATGGGAGATTCCAGAAGCCAGTCTCCGATTGAATTGATTGTTTCTGAGATATTGATTCCAAGGGAGTCGCATATGTGAGTAATCCAGTACATGGCATAGTTGCCAAGACCCTTGAGAGCCTGTTCTCCTATGCCCTGAACAAGACTGACAAGATTAGCCGCCGCATTTCCAATGAGCTTGATGCGTGAAAGAATGGCAGAACCAACATTGGACAGGAACTTTGTAAAACCCTCAATAGAAAAAAGGTTTGATAGTCCGCCTTTTATAGCAGTGATAAAGTGCTTCCAGACTTCAGGAAAGTTCTCAAGTACAATTTTGGCTTTCTGGACAAATGAATCAAAGCCTTCCTTCATTCTCTCGGTTGTGGCATCCAGCTTTCCGAGAAGCGGTGCTATTGAGAAATTAATCAGATCCCCGATGGACTGTTTCATGTCCCCGAGGTTGTTCTTTATATTCCGGATATGTTGCGAGGTGTCATCCTCGGCCATCTGCCTTGAAAGCGCTCCGAATTTGTCTATGACAAGCTGAACAGCTGCTCCCTGTTCCAGTTCTTTTTTGGTGAGCTCCGAGGTATCGACTCCGAGTTTCCTGAGTTGAGTCACATTGCCGTTATATGTGTTCAGCAATGTGGTCATGGATGAGTTCAGGTCCTTACCAGTGACATTGGAAAGGTATACTGCAGCATCTGAAACTGCGTTTATCTCATCTGCGGTTTTTCCAAGAGCAGCAAGCTCAGAGACCATGCTCTCTATCTCATCCTTGGAGGCGAGGGTTTGCTTTGACAGCTTGGCTATGTTGGCAGTAACAGACTTATAGGCAGAAGCATCCTTCAATGCCAGCGCAAGGCGTTTATACGCTCTTTCTGCCTGAAGAAAGTCTGACAGGCATGCAGAAGCTGCATCTCCAAGCTTCTTGATTGATGCAATTATGGCGGTGACAGTAAAGGCCTTCTTAAGGGTAGCTCCTACCTTCTGTGCAACTTGGCCGAAACCTGACAGATCGCTCTGAGCAGACTTCACGGCAGAGCCGATGTTGTTCTGTCCTGCTATTATGACTTTTGCTGTTGCCACGGCTCTGCCTCCTTAAAAAAAATAAAGGCCTCAATGACGAGGCCGAGATGGTGAAGATGTCTTAATCTTCTTCATTTTTTCATCCAGGTGTTTTCTGTAGTTCATCTGAACAAGACGGATAATCTGCATGGTCATGTACGGCTGGTCGGTGACAGGACCTGAAAACGGCATTGTTCTGAAATCACCTGTCTCCGAATCACATATGGGCATGAATATGTCCGTTATGTAACACAGCCACCTGCCGTACTCTTTATACAACTCTGTGTTGAAGCGTCCATTGAACACCTCATGACAAAGACTTGCTATTTGTCTTCTGTCTTGTTCTGACGGGTAAAAAAAGCCGCACTGGCATACTCAGAAACAACTTTACTGGTAAGGTCCAGCTTCTCAAAGATAAAGTTAGTGACAGCCTGATCCGTCATCTTCTTGCTCTCTGTTTCGTAGAGATTGTGTTCTACGATGATATGTGGCAGAACCTTACTGAAGAACTCCATGAGAGCAACGTTGCCTTTCTCATGTGCTTCGTTGAGCTGCATCATTTCAAGTGTAGGCAGTTCCTTGAGAACAACATATGCATCCTCGTCCTTTTCTTCTCCGATAAGAGTTCCAAACTCAATGCGAACTTTCTGAATTGCATTCTGGTATGCCTTTTCTCTTATAAAAGCCATTATTCTCCCTCCTTGTGGTTTACTGTGATTGTTATAGGCTCAACGGTGCCTACTGTAAGAGCCTCTCCTGAGAATGAGGAATCAATGATACCGGTTCCTCCGACATTTCCATCTGCAGATGTGATGTTCACAAACGGCAGATAGATTTCAATGTTCTCGTCAGTATCCGATGTGGTGAAGACAAGCTTCAGTGCCACACAGGGACTTTCCTGTGAGAGGTAATAGGTTCTCTTGAAAGTATCAATTGAATCCGAGTAAGGGATTGAAAAGTCCACTGTAACAGACCGCAGTCCCATGACAGGGCGACCCGATTTGATACCTGTACAGTAAGTTGTAGGAGAGTCTTCCGTTCCGTTGTCGATTGTAATGTCGCAGGATTCAACACAAAGATTCTGTGACGGATTAACAGCTCCTCCTGCACCGTACAGCAGTGTTGCCTGTGTACAGCGGTAAGAGGGTAGAGTGAAAGACAGACTCTGAATGGTCTGAGCACCTTCTTCTCCTGCAGAAATCTCATCCACACCGGCTATGTCTATATCGACTTTCACATAATCCTGGGCTGCAGCGGAAATCTTGATGCTTTTGATTGTGACATCAGCATAGGTTTTTACGATTCCACCTCTGGAAAGTACAATCGTGGAAACCGGAAGGTCTGCATTCGGATTTGCAAGGGTATAGACATTGTCGTTCTTTATTCCGAGAGCGCACTCGAAAAGCCAATCTGCAAATTCAGGACGGAGGACAGTATTGATGCTGCCATCCACCTTGATGGACATGGTGTCTCTCTGATTTGCGGTTTTTGAAGCAAGGAGATTTCCTTCATCCCCTTTCTCGACGGTGACCTTTATAGATTCACCTGTCATGTTTATAAGGGTGTCCGGTACGACCGGTGTTCCCCACGCATTCTGCTTGCCCGCCTGGCAGGCAGAACCTGCGCCAACGCGATATGACATAATAATCCTCCTTGTTGGTAGTAAAAATGTGAGTGTATACTTGTGCCATGGACGAAAAAGACAAACTGTTCAAAACGATCAGAATTCTTCTCATCATTTTCGCTGTTTCCGTTGGACTTATGTTTCTTCTCATGTTCTGTTCTGCCATGATTAGGTAACTATCACTAAAAGTCCTTGGTGTAGGAAACGGCTATCGTAATCTCAATCGCCTGAACGTTCTTATTCCCTTCAACTGCCGGGTAGAAGTCAGCATCTGTAATGCTTGCAAAGTCCACCTCGCCATTAAGAGAAATATTAGTGCGTAGCAGAGAATAGAGGGCATTGAAGTATCCGTATATCTTCTTTGTCAGATTCTCCTGAGTATCCTTCTTGCATAAGATGAACACGGAGATTCCAAAGGTTGATAGGTCTGATTCCGTAGATAAGTTCTCATAGTCTGCCCAATTCGGCTGTATATAAAGCATCGTTTTCATTGGCATCAGATCCGTATCAGGAAAGTCAATTGTTACGTTCCTGTCACTTATAGTCGGCAAACCTTCTGAAAGATGCTCATTCAGCTGTCCTTGAATGACAGTTTGAAGTGCATTCAGCACTGTTAGTTCATTTTTCATTATTATGTTTCCCGGCAGCTTTTTCTGCTCTGTCTATTTCCTTCTGAACCAACTCATCCAGACGCTGTTTGTACGATGCACTTTGAAGGTACCGCTTGGCAGGTGCTTCAATCCAATCAACAGGTTTTAGTGACACCTGGTGCTTTCTTACCCATTTCTCTCCAATTCTGAAGGTCAGGAAATCTGAATTCTTTGCCTTGATGGTTGAGCCTTTTGCAAGAGCGTAACCATAGAGAACATTGCTCTTCTGGGCTCTCGGAGATATTTTTACTGCGGCACCAGACTTGAATACTTTTGCAGTTACACTCTTGTAAAGCGTTCTGCTTTGTTTGTTAAGCAGAGAATTATAATTTTTCTTGACAGCCTGTTTGACCGCTGTTCCGATTCCTGAGAGGATTCGCCTTCTCATGGATTTTCGATTCCCATGCAGGTTCTCCAGCATAGACATAGCCTCATCAACATCAACTTTAATGCTGATGAGGCTTTCTCCCTGGTATTGGCCATTCATGCGTCTGCTCAAAACAATACCTCCCTGAATGTCTGTAGCGGGTTCAGGTATTTGGAATAGTTGGTATAACTTATGAATGAACGCGAGTTGTCGGCGAAGCTCTTTCCTGAGATTCCGATGTTCTCTCCGGCTTCCATGAGCATCAGAGTTGCTATTCTCAGAATCGTAGTCTTTACCAGAGCCGGAACGACATTCTGATCCCACTTGGTTTCGGGATCAAATCTCAGGTATTCACCGACAAGCTCCTGAGCAGATTCAAGAAGTGCAGTCTTGAGAGACTGTGTTTTCAGATCGTTCTCATAGTTACCGGTGTATTCGTCAAATTGTTCAAGCGTCACAATCATCTCTATTTCCCTCATTCATTTGAGGCTATGATTCCCGCACTTCTTAGGGCTGCAAGCAGAGCATTGTATTCTGTTGAAGTCACAGTTTCTCCGGCTGCATCAGTGACGGAAACTGCCTGTTTTACCAGACCTTTGGTCTCAGTTGTTGCATCAGGGATGGTAGGTGCCGGAAGGCCCTCAATCTGAGAGCCTTCCTCGAATATTACCTTTCCACCGAAGTGGGTGATTTCTCCTCCCTGTTCGGTATAGTTCTTTGCGTTGTAACTCATGTGTTCCTCCATCATGCGTGCTGCTGGAGCAGTTTGATTCCTTCAGGAAGGATGATCTTGCCGTCTACACGCTGAGAAGCCACGAATCCGACCTGGCCGTTTGTTGCATAAAGCTCCACAAGGCGCTTGAGGATTCTGTTCTGACGGTCTGCAATCCAGTAATAAGAGAAATCACCGAATGCGACTGTATAGGCAGAAGCCGCAAGAGTGGGAACGTATGCTGAGGTGTACAGGTCATATCCGAGAAGCTTATCCGGCTGTCCTGCTGTCAGTGAGGGCTGCCAGAGGTAGACTCCGTTACCGTCCTTGAGCTTACGGATGTAAGAGACCGTAGCATCGTTGAGAAGGAACTTTGCATTCTTTCTATACGGTGCCTTGAGAGAGTAAACCAGGTTGATAAGCTCATCTGCTGTGATTGCAGCAGTACCTGCAGCCGTAACTCCAACCTGTCCGCCGTTGGCGGTGAAAAGACCTGTGGGCTTCTTTGTTCCGTTTCCTACGCAGAATGCCTCTTCCTCTTTGATTCCGAATGCACGTGCGAATTCGCCGGAAAGATAGGACTCGATGTCAAACATGGAATCCTGGAGAAGTTCATCAGAAACTCTGATGAGGTCTGTCAGCTTGAAGGCATCCAGTTCTTTCTGGTCGAATGTCGGATTGCTCTCGGTGTATGCACCGTTTTCATCTGTCCACTGAGCTACAGAGTGTTCTGCAGATACCGGAATCTTGCGGTCATGCTCGGTCTTGATAACCTTGGCAATCTTGCGGAAAACGTTCTCTTCCTCAAGAGCCATGATGATCTGACGCTCAAACTCTTCAGGAACAAGATATCCGCCATCAGAGCCGGGAGTGGTTGAGAGTACATTGTGAAGAAGCTTTCTACCACGGATGTGGTTCAGGAAGTCTTCACGATAAGCTTTGGTTGCTCTGAGTCTCTGCGGCTCCTGGTCTCCTGTTTTCATGGGCTGACCGGTAAGGGGCTGATTGACAGGCTTGTTAAGTTCAGCCTCAATGGCTTCCTGTCTTTCAAGACGGGCAATCTCTGCTCCGAGGTCAGTGATTTCCTTCTCCATCTTGGAATAGGTGGCATCATCTTCGGCAGAGAGAAGTCCGTTCTCCTGTCTGTGTGAATTGAGAAAAGCCTTGGCACTTTCCCACACTGAAGCACGCTTCGTGCGAAGTTCTGTAATAGTCATAGAGTTAATCTCCTATAATTGTTTGTAATCTCAGTATTTGAGAAGATTGAGACGGTCCATGAGAGAGTCGACGGAACGTCCGTTTTTTACCGGTTCGACAACAGGTTTTGCCTTTGTCTCCATCTTGTTGAGCAGTGCATTTGTGGTCTGTTTCTGAGAGAAGGAATAAGGCTCTTCGTTGTGAGTTTTCTTCTCATCTTCCAGAAGGGCATCTGCGAATCCAAGCTCAATGGCCTTATTCGCATTCATCCATGTTTCGCTGTCCATCAGGTGACTCAGCTTTGCACGACTCTGACCTGTTTTGATCTCGTAGGCATTGATGATGGACTCCTTGACTTCAGAGAGCATTTCTATCGCTTTCTGCATGTCAGTGTGATCACCGAACGCTACTGTTGCGGGGTTATGAATCATCATCAGGGCGGTAGGAGCCATAAGCACCTCTGTTCCGGCCATTGCAATTACGGACGCAGCTGATGCAGCAATCCCGTCAATCTTGACCGTAACCTTGCCCTTGTAATCCATAAGCATTGAATAAATCTGGCTTGCTGCGATGCAATCGCCACCTGGAGAGTTGATCCATATGACAATGTCTCCGCTGCCGGAGAACAACTCGTCATGGAACATCTTGGGAGTGATGTCATCATCAAACCATGACTCCTCCGCAATGGTTCCGTATAGCTCAAGCACCCTTGCATTTTCATCTTCGGCCAGATTTGTCCACTTCCAGAACTTTTTGTTCTTCATCGGACTTGTCCTCCTTGTTTGAATTGTTGTTTTGATAAGCAGCTCCTGCTTTATCAAGGCTCAGCATGTTTCCGTTAACCAGATACAGATCACCGCCATCCTCGGCAGGAATTCTGTCCAGGTTCTCAAGTTCTCTGATGTCATTTGCGCTCATCCATCCGTTCTGGCGGGCTGTTGCATAACCGGTCATACGGCTCTGATAATCACCACGCAGAAGACCTTCGACATTGAACTTGAAAAAGAGGTTTTTCTTTTCTTCTTTGGAAAAGAGAGCCCTGGACAGGCTTTGCTCCCATCTGATTACCCACGGGTCCAGTGTGTATTTCACGAACTCCAAAGACTGCTGTTCAATGTTGCTGAATGAGCTCTTTTCCAGATCTCCGACCATGTGAGGAGGGACTCTGAAGATTCTGGCAATCTCATTAATCTGGAACTTGCGTGTTTCAAGAAACTGCGCTTCATTCGGGCTTATTGAGATAGGCGTGTACTTCATGCCTTCCTCAAGAACAGCGACCTTGTGGGCATTGGATGAACCACCATAGGCTGCATTCCAGGAGGTTCTGACTCTCTCCGGGTCCTTGAGAATTCCCGGATGTTCGAGAACGCCGGAAGGGGAGGCTCCGTTTGCAAAGAACTTTGCTCCGAACTCCTCGCATGCAATGGCCATACCTATTGCATTCTTTGCCATTGCTATGGGGCTGTAGCCTACAAGCCCATCAAATCCAAGACCGGGAATATGCAATACATCGTCAGGCTTTAGAACAACAGTCGAGTTATCTTTTGCATTTGCTTCATCTTTGCTTCGGCTGTATGTGTAAAAGAGCTGACCTTTATCATTGCGATCAACCTGCATCTTGTTCGGCATCAGAGGATATAGAGCAAGAATCTCTCCTTTGCCGTTACGGATTATCTGTGCATAGGCATTACCCCACAGCAACAGGTGTGTCATCAGCGTTTCCCTGAAAACAAAGCTTGTCATTTCAGGATTCGGCTCATCATGCAGTAGTCCATACAGAGGATGATCCATGGCCTTTTCCTTGCCACCATCCTCGTTGTATCTGTAAAGGTGCAGCGGAAGTCCTGCTACAGCTTCAGAGAGGATACGGACACAGGCATAGACAGCAGTCATCTGCATAGCAGAGCGTTCGTTAACATTTTTGCCGGAGGTTGAACCTCCCATAAAAAAACTGAACGCGGAGCCTGATGTCGCATCACGCACAGGCTTATCCCGTGTTCTGAAGAGTCGAGGTAGTTTCATTTATGCTTTCCTTTGAGCCCGAATGGGCAATAAAAAAGCACCTACATCTCTGTAAGTGCTTCAAAACAAAAATATGATTGCAAAACTATTTGATTATGATTGCATGAACAAGTTCCAATGAATATGCATCCGTATTCAGAAAGCCACAGACTGTTATTCTTTGATCCCTGGAGTATTCTGCCAGTTTTTCAAGTTCAGAGTCTTCAATATAAATTGAAAGGTAATATGAACTCATGCTATATCCATATCCTGATTTGTAGTCACTTGCAGAAATGTAATAATGACCATCATACGAAGAATTGATGGAACTGATTTTAACTGTTACCTGTATAGGCTTTCCCGCATAAAGTTTCTTCGCTTTAAGTGGATTGTCAAAATCAGCATCAAGGGCATATGGATCAACAACAATTGGATTTGAATAATCTGCACCAAAAGGAAGACCACCATAGAGTATGCTACTGATTTCTACATCCATTTCGTCAAACTCAACATAAGTAGGATTATAAACCTTGAAGTAAAGAGTTCCTTCCTCACTCGATGCTGGTTTTATCTCATCATCCCTTATTACTATCGAGGCAAGAGTCATTTCACCTCTAGCTGGAGAAGACCATACACTGTAGTCCGAGGATTGGATCGTTTTTGTCTCATTGTACACTTCCTCTCCATTAGAATTTACAATGCGAACATCAACATAAACTGGTACTTTTAGTTCTTTCTCGTTTTTATCTAAAAGAGCAAAGAAAAGTAAATAATAGTTTTTTTCATGTTGAAGCCATACTTTCCCCAAGTATTCTACTTTATTTGCTGCGGAACGTTCTGACCATGACAAGGATAAAGGCGTTGTTATCTTTCCAGATGCAAAACATGCAAAACACAACAGGAGAACAACAAGTGTTGCAATAGTCTTTTTCATATGCCACCTCGAATCGATTATAGCACGAGTATTCCTCTTTGGTCATACACCGATTCTCCGGTGTCATTTCCGCATCGGATTGCACGGTCAAGTGCCATAATCATTGCTACAGCACCATCTATCTTCTCTGTGGATTTTTCCTTGTCTGGCTTGATGTTTCCTGCAGGGTCAGTGCGAATGAAAATGTTGTCCATCATCCATCTGAGAACCTCATGCCCACCGTGGGCAATCTTCTGTTCAAGAACAAGCTTCATAAGCTCCTTTGTAGGAGGAGACATATCCTTGAACCCCTGTCCGAACGGAACAACGGTGAAGCCTTCACCCTCAAGTTGCTGGACAAGCATTGTTGCTCCCCAACGGTCATAGGCAATCTCCCGGATATTGTATTTCTCACCGAGCTTTGTGATGAATCTTTCTATTGCTGCATAGTGGACAACGTTTCCTTCTGTTGTTTCCACAAGTTCCTGTCGAACCCAGAGGTCATAGGGGACATGATCCCGGTTAACCCTGAGAGTGACATTGTCTTCCGGAAGCCAGAAGTAGGGTAGAACCTTGAATGTGTCATCCTCATTCAAAGGAGGGAACACAAGAACAAAGGCTGTAATATCCGTGGTACTGGAAAGGTCGAGTCCGCCGTAACACACCCTGCCTTCAAGTTCCTCTGGATCAACATCAAAGGCACATTTGTCCCAGGCTATCATCGGCATCCAACGAACAGCCTGCTTTACCCATTGATTGAGCCTGAGCTGCCGGAAGGAGTTTTCCTCTCCGGGATTCTGTTTTGCCGAGTTGCAGGCATCACGCACTTTTTCAATTCCTATGGTTTCTCCAAGTGATGGGTTGGCCTTTTTCCATGTCTTCGGATCTGTCCAGTCCTCGGATTCGTCTGCTCCGTAGATTACCGGATAGAAAGTACTGTCATGCTTACGGCCTTCAAGAATGTCCTTTGCCTTCTGATGGGTTTCATAGCAGATGCTATGGGTATCTGTTCCTGCAGTGGTAATCAGAAAGTACAAAGGCTGCATTCTGGCATCGCCAGAGCCCTTGGTCATTACGTCAAACAGCTGTCTGTTCGGCTGGGTATGAAGCTCATCAAATACAACACCATGAATGTTAAAACCATGTTTTGAATATGCTTCAGCCGACAGTACTTGATAAAAACTGTTTGTAGGCAGGTACACAATCCTTTTCTGTGAAGCAAGGATTTTAACCCTTTTATTCAGTGCAGGACACATACGGACCATATCTGCAGCAACCTCAAATACAATTGAAGCCTGCTGACGGTCTGCAGCACAGCCATACACCTCAGCTCTTTCTTCATGATCACCACAGCAGAGTAGCAGTGCCACAGCAGCAGCCAGTTCACTCTTTCCGTTCTTCTTCGGTATTTCCACATAAGCTGTGTTGAACTGACGGTATCCGTTTTGCTTTACAACTCCGAATACATCCCGAATTATCTGTTCCTGCCAAGGAAGAAGTGTAAACTGTTTTCCAGCCCAGATTCCCTTTGTGTGCCTAAGACACTGTATGAAGGCTACGGCATAATCAGCCTTCTGTTTATCGTAATGGGAAGACGGGGCCATAAACTTTGTGACTTTATGTTTTCCCATGTCTTTTCCTAAAGAAAAAGGACCCGTTTCAGAGTCCTTAAAAATCAGTAATCAGTGTTACTTCAGTTGTAATCTTTGAGTAGAATCCGAAGAGCAATCTCCGTATTCTCATCCTCAGGTCTGATGTCCCAACCTCTGTCATAGTTGCAGACTATCTGACCTTGTCTTTTGAGGGTCAGCTTTGAAACCCTGCCACCTTCAATTCCGAATTGCGAAGGTTCCTCATACTGTTTTACCCAGTAGTGGAATATGTCTCCCTTTACACCAAGTGTCCCTTCTTTCCACATGTGCATCTCCTTAGTTCAGGGTAAACCTGACTCCGTTTACCACTTCTTCATCTGAGAATGGAGTTTCCGGTCTTGGTACGTTTGCAAGTCCTGTAAGAACGCATCCGTTTTCTGAAAGGAGGTGCATCATTTCCATCAGCCCTGTGCTGTGGTTTGTTATAATGAAGCTCTTGATTTCGGCTTTTCTAAGAGCCTGAACAAAATCCTTGACCTCGTTTTTCCAAAGGAAATCAGTGAGTTCAAGCTCGTCCAGCTTCATTGAAAGGCTGTGTCTGTATGCCCAGAGGGCTTTGTATGTTCCACTTGCTTCTCCGCTTTCAGGAAGGTTTGTGAAGTACTTGTTTTCTTTCATTTCTTTTCTCCTTGTAGTGTATATATCACTCTATTCGGAAAAGATAGCAAGTTATTATGTCTGAATAAGTTACACTATTTTCCAGTCATAATGAAACGTACATAGTCCGAGCGGTTTGTCTCTATGAAATCAACCAGTTCGTGGAATTCCATCTGAAAGGCAATCAACTGTACCATGTTTGTATCAAACATGTTGGTTCTGCCTGTATCTCTGACTGCGAGAATCTGTTCTTTGATTTTTTCTGTCATAGTCAGTCTCCGTCAGTGACATAGTCATCACCGTTTTTCAGTCCTGCATAGACTGTAGCATATCTGTCTCTTTCAGACCCTTCACAGTTGAGAATGCCCTCAAGGAAATAAGACATGGCATCTTCTCTTGAATCCCATACTCTTTTTTCTCCGTAGCATACCGTTGTGACAGTGCGTAGAATCCAACATGAATCCTGTCCGTATACAAGACCGAGGGTACTGCCATTGTCCCATTTCACATGGATTGTTCCGATATCATCCACAAACTGAACACTACCTTTTGTTCCCTTGGGAGGGGCTTGAAAATCATCCATGTTCTCAAGTTGGACACGTGTTCCTTCCTTGTAGGTTTCCTTCAGTCTTTTCAGAAGAGCCGAATTGATGGTGTTATTCATAATGTGCTCTCCTTTGCCTGTCTGAAGGCAGAAGAACCTGTGAAGTTCTTAAGCAGAAGCTTGCGTGTGTTCTTGTACTGTCCTCCAATCATCCCAAGACGGAGAAGAAAGCACCTGAATGCGTACTTTTCATTGTCTACTGTCTTTTCTTCCTTCGCATTTACCCTGATCAGTTTTCGGGCAAGGTTGCAAAGGGATGTAATGAAGAAGATGTACAGATTCACGTTTTCTTCGGAATCAGACGGAAACCACGGAAAGTTGATTGTCTGTTCATCTGCAACTATCTCAAGGCTGTCGGTATTAAAAGCCTTTTTTATAAGACTCTGCTTGGTATTGACTATTGCCCTGAGGTTTTCAAGTTCCCTGTCGGTCAATCCGTTTCTCGGAATGCTGATTGTCAGCTTGTCTGTTTTCTTCTTAGCTGCCATGTAATTTCCTCCATGTAAAGTATTTGTGTGTATATACATCACTCAGGAGGAAACTATTATCAAGTCCATATGTGATAATAATTTAAATCAGAAAGCACTGAGTACGGCATCAAGTTTCCTCTGATACTGCTGCAGTTCCCATCTGAAATAAGGCAGGGTGTTTTCCTTGTAATCCAGAAAGAGATCTACATCTGATTCGCAAAGACAGTACAGACCGTCCCTGAACTGCCAGTTCAGAACCGGAATGTCTGGAACTTCTGGCAGAGACGGGATCATGTTTATCAGAGCATCCTGATATGATGTGCTTTCAGAAACGACGTTACTGCTTCTGCATGCTGTTAAGACGGTCAAGACGAGAAGAACTGTCACCACTGGATGGAGCTTTCTTCTTTTCAGGTGTTTTTTCATTTTGAATCTCCGATATCTTTTCCTGGGTTTCAACAATGCTGTCCAGCCTGGATACAAGCTTTTCATTGTTCTGCCTGAGAATCTCAAGTTCCTTTTCAGCCCTGATCAGTTTTTTCAGTTTTGAGAAAAGTACAATGGCCAGAATAATGCATCCTGCGAGAACACCGATGGATAAATATGAACTCATTTCTTATCCTTCTCCAACGCATCTTTAACGGCATTGTTCACATCTGTTATTCCTTTAAGTCCTGTTTTCTTTACAGTCTCCAATATGACCTCATAGGAGCCCATAGATGTAAGACCTACCACTATGCCGTGTAGGGCAGATGTGTACCATGCTCCGTTCTTCTGAATGAAGAAAAGAACAACATAGAAAACAAGCCCCAGTACTATCGGAATGATTCTGATAAGAACATCATAGGTTTTCTCAGGAACCTTCTTCAGAAGGGGTTTGATAATCCACTCTGTAATGCAGACTATAATGCCGGCAATCAGAAAATCCCAACCGGTAAGCTGACCGGATGTCAAACTTGTAATATTCATAGTGATTACTCCTTAATCATTTGTTTACATCGGGTTTGATGAAGGACAGAAAGTAGTCGTTCATCTTCTTTTCCTGTTTTTCACTGTCTCCGTTTATCTGATGGGTTTTCAGTGCGTGGAAAATAACGCAGTCATTCTCAAGGCAGATAATCATGCCCTCCTGTATGACAGCGATTTTCTTCTTTATGTAGGCCACATCCTTAGAAAGCTCATCTCGGGCATCATTCTTTTTCGCAACACGGTTCAGAAACCAGAGGACAATACCACCGCTTCCGAACAGACAAAGAACCACTGTTACTATTGCTGTGACCTTATCCATTGCTTTCCTCCGTTGACTCGACCAGAGATTTGGCCTGTTCGTAGGTGAGGACTGTGCCGTTTCTTTCGACGCTTATGCCTTCGGTGCTTCCGGTAAGCTCAATGTATCTGCTTACGATTGCATCGCAGTACTTGGGGTCAAGCTCAAGTCCGAAGCAGGAACGCTCTGTCTGCTCACAGGCAATCAGGGTTGTTCCGCTTCCAAGGAACGGATCGAGGACAAGAGTGTTGCTCATGCTGCTGTTCATAATGCAGTAGGCAATAAGCGGCACAGGTTTCATTGTCGGATGAAGATCATTTTTCTTAGGCTTCTCAAATTCCCAGATTGTTGTCTGCTTTCTGTCTGCATACCACTGGTGCTTACCGTTCTTCATCCAGCCAAACAAGCAGGGTTCGTGCTGCCACTGATAAGGACTGCGCCCAAGAACCAGTGAAGGTTTCTTCCAGATGCAGCAACCGGAAAGATAGAAGCCTGCCTCGTCAAAGGCACTTCTGAAATTGAGCCCTTCGGTGTCTGAGTGGAACACATATATTGATGCATCACCTGCCATGTTTTCATGAAGGCGTTTAAACACCGATAGGAGGAATGTGTGGAAATCTGCATCTCCCATATTGTCATTCTTGATTTTCCCGGCACTGCCTTCGTAGTTGACGTTGTACGGGGGATCTGTGACCACAAGGTTTGCCTTGCGTCCGTCCATAAGCTTTTCAAAACTTGCAGGAAGTGTACTGTCTCCACACAGAAGCCTATGCCTTCCGATGGTCCATAGATCGCCTTCTTTCGTGACTGCAGGTTTCTTCAGTTCCTCATCAATATCAAAGTCATCGTCTTTGATGTCTTCGCCGGAAGGGGAGAGGAGCTTGTCCAGTTCCTTATCGTCAAACCCCAGGAGCGAAAGGTCAAAGGCTTCCTCCTTGAGGTCGAAGATTTCCACAGCCAACAGTTCTTCATCCCATCCGGCATTCAAACTGAGCTTGTTGTCTGCAATGATGTAGGCGCGCTTCTGAGCCTCAGTAAGGTTCTCAGCCTTGATGCAGGGAACCTTATCAAGTCCGAGCTTTCTTGCTGCCAGGACTCTTGCATGGCCCGCAAGGATGGTGTTGTCTTCCGCAATAATCACAGGATTGAGAAATCCGAACTCCTTTATTGAAGCTGCAACCTGTGCTACCTGCTCGTCAGTGTGTGTTCTTGAGTTGCGGGCATAAGGAATCAGGGTGTTTATATCAGCAAGATAGTATTGAGTGTTTGACTGTTTCATCTGATGAGCCCCCATTCTGCAAACTTCTCAAATCCGCCGAGACTGTCTATGTACTTTCGGGCAGTATCAACGATTTGCGTATAAGGGATTCCGTCAATCCTTGTATCTCCGATAGCACAGCAAAGCTGAACCGGTTTCCCTGTCTCCTGGGCTTTCAGGAAAGCGTATATGTTCACGGATACATCAGCCTTTGAGAGGTCTTTTCCATGAAGTCCGCCACCGGTGATTGAGTCACCCATGTCGGAACCGAGCTTACGGTTGGTTGCTCCGCTATCCACATCCGTTCCACCGGTCCAGGGACCGAGAGGGTTGATTTCGGCTGTAGGATACTCATTTCTCAAATCCTCATTCCATGCATTGCTCTGGCAGATTATCAGTCTGTCCTTGTCAATGATGTACTTGCCGTCGTATTCATATTCGTCATAGATATGTCTGGCAATTGCAGTGAGTTTTCTTTGTTCATCCGTTACGGGCATACCTTTGAAGATTCCGTTATCTCCGCATCTGATTTCCTTTTCCTGGTTTCTTGCAAGGTGATGATCCTGAGGTATTTCCGAATAGTCGACCTCAAGATTTCCTGCAATTCTAAGAACAATTGCGGCAACATCCTCGGGGTCAATTCTCACCGATGTTTCTGCAATGATATGGCAGATTCCATGACCGATAAGAACCTCAACGGCTATGCGTGCCTTGTCTGAATCCCTGTAGGCAAGATCCACAATTGCACCTGCAATTCTGTCTGCAATCTTGTCAGGGTGGTTAGGATTTACTTTTTCAAACATTGTCTGTTTCTCCTGTTTCGTTATGACTTGCGAAGTATGAGATGCCGGACATGACGAACATTACACATGGAAGAGCCACGCCATTGCCCCACATCTTGTATTCGGCGGCATCAGAATGAGGATTTCTGAGCCACTTGATAATCTGAGTTTCTGACTTGTCTTTTGTTCCGTTTACTTTTGAATAAGTGCTGAACACGCCCTTCCAGAAGGAGAGTTCTTCTTCTGTAGGATTTTCGGTATCAAGGTCTGAGCACCACCAGTCAGGAAAGCCCTGCAGTCTGGCACACTCAGTCGGTGTGAGCCGTCTTACTATATACTTCGCATCATCTGCATCATTTACTATCGGAGGGTCTTTATAATCAGTTGCACACAGAGTGCCGGCCTGTTCCTTTACTGCATTTGTAAAATAAGATGCCTTGCTTGAGCAAAAGTGTGCCTCAGCCACAGCACCCGGACCTCTTGCCACGATAGGTGGCTGTATTTCCTCTTCGACAGCAATTCCGAATTTTGCATTCTTTCCCTGATTGAAGGCCGCTCTGTCTATTCCATAAGATGGAGATGCAACAGCACCAGGACCGGTAGCAAGAACAGTCTGTGCCTTTTCCACCTCAATCGGGAAACTGAAGAGAGAATTGTATGCCTGACAGAAAACGGTTCTGCCGATTCCATAGGCTACTGCGTGCTGTTCTACTGTGTTCAGGGTATACATCTTGTCTGTTTCCCTGAATCCGTCTCCTTTATGGGACGGTCTTGCGCCGTTGCCTTCTATGGCAACTACGGCCATACCGCCCTGGTTGCAGGAAGGACTTCCCCCGTTGGCATCAAGTGTTCTTGTTGTCTTTGCTTCGTAGAATCCGGCTTTCGGATTATCGGACAGCATTGCATTGCTGCCTTTGCTGCAGATTCCATAGACCCTGGGTTCAAACAGTGTCTGGTCATTGTTGCAGGATATAGTGGCTGACTTGTCCTTCTGAACAAGCGGTCCTTTGCCTCCGCCTTCTTTGCCGCATCTGATTTTCAGAAGCATAGGCACATTGTTGCCACCTGTTCCCATCCGGGAGGTGAGGGTCTGAACCTTGTTGCCATCTGACAGTTTTACTCTGCTGTCTGCTCCATGGTTTTCAACTGCTATGCAAGTGCCTGATTCGTCAGAGCTTTCAAAAGAACCAGGGGAAGCTGTTTTCCCCTGGAAGAAGCTCTGCGCAGTATTCCCTGACAGGCCTTCGGACTCAAACAGTATTTTTCCGGCACACCCACCTGTAAGATCTGCGACAAGGTAGATTCTCTTTCTGCGCTGGGGGACTCCCCAGTATTGGGCATCGAATACACGCCATGCGAGAGAGAAATCATCCTCCACGATAAGTCCGCCTGTATGCCATTTCTCAGACTGAGGAACTGACACCTTCTTGTATCTGACATTCACAATCTCCTGTATTACTTCCCTGAAATCGGCACCCTTGTTTGAAGAGAATGCACCTGTGACATTTTCCCAGACAACGAACCTTGGATATCTGCCCTCCGTTGCCTCTCGCATTTCACGGACAATACGGACAGCCTGAAAAAAGAGACCTGAACGACTTGCATTCAGGCCTTCACGTTTACCGGCAATACTCATGTCAACGCATGGACTGCCGAATGTGATGATGTCCACAGGGTCTATTTCAGAACCCTTAATTCCTGAGATATCTCCCAGATGTTTCATTTCCGGGAATCGTCTTGTTGTAACTCTTATCGGAAAGGGTTCTATTTCAGATGCCCACAGAGGTTTTATACCGTTCAGCAGACCACCGAGCGGAAATCCGCCTGAGCCGTCGAACAGGCTTCCGAGAGTAAGTATTCTGTTTTCCATTTATTTTCCTTGTGAGGACAGCAGCTTTTCCATGAAGTCATCTTCATGCGGTGCAGTACTGCCGTATTCAACCGAGCAGTTGTCTCTGACTACCTGATATATCTGGTACCAGTTGGCATTCATCTGCTTTGAGAACTCTCTGCTCATTGCAACATAAGGGGAGGCGATTGCCGCTCCGGTAGTGGGATGTTTTGCAAGAAAACCGAACTGGCTTATTGCTCTCTGGCACTGAATCCATCGTGCTACATCCATTGCGTACTGATCCAGCAGCTGTCGGGATACGAGCTTCTCACACCCACGGGCCTTGAGCCACAGATACGTTTCCCTGAATACTTCTCTGGCACGGAGTTTTTCTCCGCCTTTCTGCTCGTCCAGCATGTAGTCCTTCGGTTCAGGAATATCTTCCCCTTCAAACTCGACAGGGGAAGGAAGAACAAGGGCGTTGGCCGCTTTCCCCTCCGTTATCTTGTCTTTCAATGCCTTTGACGGCCGACCTAATCCCGGTCTCGGACCGCCACGGCAAGTACCGTCTTTTGCCATGTTTTTTTCTCCAGGGGTTAATACCCCGTTTGTTTTTCAGTTTTTGCGCGTGAGGGTTGCCGCCCGGTGTAACAGAAATGCCTCACAGAGATTCAGACCGCCCCTGGGGGGTCTCAATTGACTTATGAAATCATCTGCCCTATCATAAGAGAAAGCATCATTCTGGCACCTAACGTCAGCGAAATCGATTCGCTGTTTAGATGTTCAGATTGGCGCTGAGGTTTCCTCCGTAAATCCTTGCTGTTATTAGCGGAAGCGGTCTGAAGGGAAACCTTTTTTATTTTCCAAATCTTGAACCTTCACGTATGCTTTTTGCTCCATGACATGAAGCACACAGTGCCTGCAGATTGCTGTCTTCAAGAAGGGCTCCGCCTTGTTTTATCGGAATGATATGATCCACAAGAGTCGCTCTCTTTCGTCTGCAGCATTCACAGATGGGGTGCTCAATAAGAAACTCGCTACGTTTTTTTCTCCATGCGTACGATGAGTAGAATTCCCTTGAACCTCTGTCACGCATTCTTCTGTCATACTGAGCATCCATAAGACGTTTATGTCTGGGACAGTATTGACCGTCAGTCAGAGCAGGACAGCCAGGATACGAACACGGACGCATGGGTTTGTACGGCATGAAAACCTCCGGCAATAAAAAACCGGAAGGTCTTTTTCATCCTTCCGGCTTTGCAATTGTAGTTTCCTATTAAACGGAATGTGAGTTCAAGTGTATTTTACTATGCTTTGTCCTCCGGGATATGGACAAGATTCAAAGCACGTCTGTGAATCTGAAACACATAGTTTGACCCGTAGTTCATTCTTGCAGTGATTTCTTCCCAGCTCATGAAAGAGAGGTAGCGCATCTCAAGGACGGTTTCGTATTCGATATTTCCAACAGATCTGATGGCTTCCGAGATTTCCTTCTTCATTCTGACAAGCTCCTGAATCTGTTCTTTTATCCAATCTTCAAGTTCAATGATTCTGATGGTGGTATCCTCAAGATATGACCGGCTTGACGGACTGGCCTGCACCTTATCTCCGAGCCTGGGAGACATATATTCTGCGTGAGCTCTGAGGGATTCCAGCTGTCTTTCCTTTGCCTTGATCTTTCTGTCCAGGAAGAATGCCTGTTGCAGAAATTCCTTATTTGTCATTTTCAAGTACCTCCATCATATCAGGTGGTATCACGTCTTCTGCGAACGCTCTCAGAGTCTGATACCACTCACTCTGAAAGAATTCTTCCAGTTTCTTCTTTTCGCAGTTGGCTATTCTGTTGTCCGGTATCTGAGCACACACGGCATCTGTCTTCTTCCAGTCATCCACTGCGGCCTGAACTATTGCTACGGCAAGGTGCCTGCATCCTGATTGCGTCAGCACTCAAGCACCTCCTTTATGACAGCCTTGACGTCATCAACGCTGTAGACCACAGCAACAATTCCTCCGGCGTTTCTGATTTTCCGGTGGACTGAAGCCTGCAGAGCAGTGGGCTTGTTTCCAGGCACTTTTACTTCAAAGGCAACGAATCTTCCTCTGATGCAGCAGATGACATCAGGAATGCCGGCAGTTCCATACATTCCGCCATGTTCTTTCCACGAGAAAGCGGCAGGAATAGTGGCAAGATAGGCTCTGATTTTTCTGACGATATCTCTTTCAGCCATTGGCAGAGCCTCCTGACACAGTCATTTGCCACGAAAGGGGGTTTTTTGCCACGAAATTTTCTATTGTATTCAAAAATTTTCTGAAAATTTGATTGCGAAATTTTATAAATATAAAAAGAGATAGGATTTTTCGTGGCAAATGGTGGCAAAAATCCCTGTTTTTCCTCTGGTACATTCTTTCAGTCAAGGTATTCCTCCAGTCTGAGTCCTCTCCAGGTGTGTCTTCTGCCTATCTTGTCTTTACCGTAAATGAGTGAAGGACAGCTGTTTCTGATTTCCTGGGTGAAGTTCTTCTGCGAGTACGGACTGAGCCCGCACTTCTCGCAGTAGGTCTTGTATGCGTTGTATGTTTCCATGGTTGACACCTCGCTTGTCTCATCAAGCACGGTGCAGTCCTTTATGAATGCGAGAACGCTGTTGCTGTCCTCCTTGTACCTTACAAGCTCATTTCTGTTTCTTTCGGTTTCACTGAATATCCAGTTCCTGGAAATCAGCCTTTTCAGACCGTCTATTGCGAACAGAAGTATTCCTTCAGCTTCGCTGTGGAATTTCTCAATAAGGCTTGGATCCCGCTTTTCAATGGGAACTGTCTTCTCAAACCGTATGATGATAAGGCGTCTGTAGAATCCGTCAGACTTGTCGCCATAGTTCTTCGGAATGCTGTTGCATGAAAACATGAGCCTTGCAACAGACAGGAAGGAAAACGGGTTCTTGTTCTTCTTTTCCACGGTCATGTAGTCTTCTCCGACAAGTGCCTTGAAAATTCCGTTGTCATCGATGTTCTTTGTAGGCAGGTCTGCAAAGATGTTTGCAAGCTTGCCGTACAGCTCTGCAGGCTTGAAACGTTCGTTCAGTGCCTGCCATGTGACATTGGATACGTTTTCCTTTCCCAGAAGGACCTCGTTCAGCACCTGCAGAAGCTTTGATTTTCCTGCACCTGGAACACCGACTATCAGAAAGCACTTCTGACATCTTTGAGTCGGGATGAGAAAATAACCGAGCATCTCCTGGACAAGAGGTATCTGGTCATCAGGAAGGCTTTCATGAAGGAACGCCATGAAACGGGGACACTCGGAGCCGGGAACATATCTTGCATTGAGCTGAACAGTGGAAGGGTAGGACGGAGTATGCTCGCTGAAGCTGTCTTCCAGAATGTTGTACAGGCCGTTCTTCAGGTTGATTACAAACGGATTGGGATTGAGATCCTTCATGTCCTTTGTAATCTGCATTTTCCACTGGCCTTCGGCATCTGTTATCTGACTGAGTTTTGCATACTGCAGGAGCAGTTTCTCACGGACAGTGTTCCGTGCCTCAAGCTCTGACATCCGGCGGTACACCCCGTCTTCATAATGATGGTATTCTTCAGCGGCGTAGAACGTATTCTCATTGTCAGCCATATGCTTTGCAAGAATTCCGGGCATCAGCCTCGGACCCGATTCGGTCATCTCATACCAATCCGGAACCGGAACGGATGACTTGTTTTTCAGGGCATCGCTTGAACTCTGAAGGTGTCGGTACAGTTCTTTATGCAGAGAGAGCAGAGGACGGATATCCTCTTTTCTGAAATCAAAACGGTATCTCAATTCGTACGTTATGAGAGCCTGTGCTGTCACGGAATCCACATTGAAGAGATAGTCCTCGACAAAGGTCTTGGCTGTCTTGATGTCCTCTATTTCCTTGTCTGTCCTTGGAAGATCCTTTATGATTGTGGTCAATGTATCCGTATCAAGAGGAACGTAGCATCTGGCTGCCGGACTTCTGCAGGTACATGTTCCGTCATCAAGATGAGGGCAGACATAGCCTTTTTCTGCAATGGTCCTGCAGCACATCGGCTTGGTTCCGCTTTCCAGAAAATGTGATATCTTCGCATCTGTTTCTTCTTTGGAATATCCGGGGTAAGTTCCGGACAATTCATGAACGGCTTCATATCCACCCTTGAAGACCGACAGATTCGTAATCATGGCATACCAGTCACTTTCACTGAGTCTGCCGGCATTCTCTTTACAGTGTTTGAGAAAATCACAGGAACGCAGGACTATATCAAGACCTTTCTGTGTCCCATGTCCTGTCATTCCTGTTTTCGGTTTTTCCTCTTCTGTAAAGGAAAGATGCTCAAGAAGCTGATTCTGAGAATACTTGCGTTCGGGATGAAACAGGATGCATTCAACAGGGACGGGCTCTTCCTTGCAGTGGTTGAAACCCGGAAGCCTGAGAACACGGCTTTCATTGACAACAGACGGATCTCCTCCGAAGTGTCGTGCAAGTGCCTTCTGAAGTGTGCGGAATCTTGAAACCTGTGCACTATTATCCATGAACCAGTATGTATGCAGGGACTTTCTTGTTTTGATAATCATTGAAGGCTTGAGGGGGAATGCTTCAATCAGCTGCATCTGCTGCTCAAATGACTTGTCATCAATTTCAACGAACTGGGCATTGATTCTTTTTATGTCCTTATCTTCATGTCCTCCGAAGTTTACGACATAGAAGATTCCTCTGTTTTTTGCATTGTGTTCTTTCAGGGTATCAATGACTGATGCGAACTTTCCGGCAGGGGTTTCGATTTTGCACCCTTTGAAGACTCCTTTCTTTTTGTCATCAAAGACCCTGAGACACACTGTATCCGAGGGGTTGAAAAGAGCATTTATTACTTCCTGTGCACTTACTGTCATATCTTCATCTCCTTAAAATCGAAAAACCTGACAGGCTTTCCTGTCTGCCTTGCAAATCTGACTTCAGAGCGCATTCCTTCTGACAGCTCTCTGTTTTCGTTGAATACCCATACCTCTGTGCAGATACTAAGAAGTGCGAGTCCAAACTGAAGTCCCATTTCCCTTTGTTCAGGTTTTTTGTCATCAAGAATCTGCGGATAGAGCAGGTGACTTGCAATGGGAATCTTGCCCTTGCTGATGGCATATCTGCAGAAGTTTATAGCTCTCCAGATATTTACCTCGGTATTCCCTGCGTATTTGGAACAGATATATACAAAGGGTCTGTTTCTGAGCTCAGTCTGCCGGTCTTCCGTGTTCTTCTTCCGCTCCTCTTTGCGGATGTTTGAAAGTGCCAGTCCTGCTGTCGGATCATAGCAACCGGAATTGTTGTGATAGATATCGCTCATTCCAGTTCCTCCATTGTTCCGAATGTGTATCCGGCGGATGCCTCGGCAACCAGTGGCAGATCAAATTCGGGAAATGGCTGAACTTCCATGCATGATTTGACAAAAGACACAGCCTCATCTAGTTTGTCTTCGGGGATGATGAATGTAAGTTCATCGTGAATCTGCAGGATGGGTTTGAGCCAGGGACGGGAGGGAAGACCTTCAAGGATTCTTGAAACTGCGAGTTTCAGTATGTCTGCGGCAGTACCCTGAATAGGAGTGTTGAGACTGCATCTTTCGGCAAAGCTCTTTTTTCCCCATTCTTCGGATCTGATATCCGGAAGATATCTTCTTCTGCCAAGCCAGGTTTCAGTGAACATGCGCTCTGCTGCTTCAATCTTGGTTTCTTCCTGCCATTTGGTGAGCCCCTTGTATCCTGATTTGAGGTTATCAAGTATCTCCTGACACTCCTGCAGTGATTTATCTACTCCGGCTTTGAACTTAAGGGTTTTCTGCAGCCCCTTTGCAAAGAGTCCATAGAATGTTCCGAAGTTTACATTTTTGGCTATTGTCCGCTGTTCCTTGTAGCCATCACGCTGCTTGTCCAGGGCTTCCTCATATGTACATCCGAAGATGACTGAGGTCGTTGCTGCGTGTATATCACCTCCTGTGCGATAGGTTTCAAGCATCCTTGGATCCCGACAGTAGAATGCTCCAACCCTGAGTTCAATCTGGGAGAAGTCCGGGCTGATGATAAGACAGCCTTCCGGAGCCTTTATGAAGTTGCGGATGCCGACAGGGTCATTTGTTTTCCTAGGCATGTTCTGAGCATTGGGGTTTCTGCAGTTCATGCGGCCTGTTTCCGTTGAGAGAGCGAAAATGTCAGGATGGATACACCCTGTAACGGGGTTGATGTATTTCATGTAGCCTGTGATGTATGTCGAGATGATCTTGCCCCACTTGCGGTATTCCTGGACTAGGGTGAAGAGTTCAGACAATTCTGGTCTGTTATCATCACACCACTCCTTGAGCAGAGTCATTGTCATATCGTCTGCTGCCTCCCTTGAAGTGGCTGTGAACTTCGGGCAGGGTAGTCCGAGATCCTTGTACAGATAGTTCTTGAAGGCCTGTGTACTGCAGTTGGCACCTATCTCAACATCACCGATGATGTCATGAATGTGCGTTCCGATTTCCTGCAGTTTCTGTTCTGCTTCTTCCTTGCGTCTGAGCATCAGGGTCGTATCCACAGGTATTCCGTTATGCTTCATGATGCCGAGATAGACTGCAGTGGGGGACTCGATTTCCTCAACTATGAATTTGTGTTTGGGAAGGTACTGTGTAAACCATCCGTTGAATCTATGATAAAGGCGCAGTGCATAGTCGGAGTCTGCCGCACCGTATCTGACTGTTTCATAATCCTGTGGGTCAAGCTCATCAAAGAACCGTCCGGATGTGACTTCGCTGAAAGTGGGTATCGGGTCGTTGAGAAGACTGTCAGCCAGGTGTTTCAGACCCGAATCGGAAAGCGTTCTGAATTCGTAGTTACTCTTGAGTGTCATCTGAGATGCACAGATTGTGTCATATACAGGCTTCTGGATGACTATGCCTTTGTGATATGCAAACTGGCTTTCAAAGGCAATGTTGTGGGCAATTTTTGTGATATTCCTGTCTGTAAGGAATTCAAGGAGAAATCCGAAGAACTCCTCTTTGTTGATATTCTGACCGATGAGATGTTCAACCGGAACATATATACCGGTTCCTTCCTGTACGGAAAAACTGCATCCTACGATGTGGCTCTTGTGTGAATCCAGGGCAGAGCGTTCTTCATTGCGGAATGCCTCATCCGGGGATGTTTCAAAGTCGAATGCAACCGACTTGTGGTCTCTGATGTAGCCCCTGATGCCCTGGACATCGGTGACGCATGTGTATTTAACATTTTCCATGAATTACCTCTTGGATTGAGAAGATGAAGACAGCAGGCACCCTTTCGGATACCCGCTGTCAGATAGGAGGAATCAAACGAGAGGTTTGACGATTTCACCGGACTCGGGATCGGGTACCGGTTCAATTAACTGTGAAATGACGGAAGTCGTAAGGTTGGCGGTATATTCCTTAATCTGTTCAATGACAGGGAGTATTGCCTGTTTCTCATCCTGTGTAAGACTTCTTACCATTGTGAATACTGCCTGGGAGTAGGTGATTCCCGTAGAGTTGGTTGCCTTTCTGAGTGAGATTCTTGTGACCAGGCCACTGATTTTTCTTCCCTTTGAAAGCTGACGCTTTGCATACTGACTGAACTCCTTGAGACTGCTCGTAGGCAGAGCGAGCATGATAGGGAACAGTTCGCCTTCACGCAGGATGTAGAGCATTCTGCGGTTCTTGCATGCCTTGGACTTTCCTTCGCCGCTGCCGAATGCATTGAACTGGCATTCAGCACACATTCCGCCGGGGCATCCATGTCCATGGATTCCGTCAAATGAGCCACAGTCAGGCGGATTGTTCCCTCCTGTGTACTTTTCCTTGAAGTACGCATTTACCGGATGGCTTGAAATGATGACTCCTGTGATGTCCTTTACAAGCTCAGATTCTTCTCCGTCTCCTGGGAGTTCAAACGCACTTCCTCCGCCGGCAGGTATCCTTACCTTGTCCGGGGTGAATTCCATCCCCTGGCATTCGTCCATTGCTTCTTTGAACGCAGATGTATCTGCGAGTGCGTTGAAAGTGCTTTTTGTGATTTCTTTGTTTTCTGACATACTATGTCCTCCGTGAATCTGTAGTTCTTCAGTTCTTTCTGATTCCGACTGAAGTCTTTTCAAAAGTGTTGATTGTTCCTGCAAGCCATTCAGGCAGCACGTCTCCGTTCTCTGCCATCAGCTCCTTGCAGAAACTTGCGAGTGTGTTCGCATTGACCGTTTCCGTGACAAGCTCTCCATAGCCGTTTTTTCTGAGAGCACTGATCATATCGTCCTTCATACCTGCATTCGGTGATGCAAACAGCCTTGATGTCAGATAGAAAGTGTTCCCGTTACGGCTGAACTTATCGACTTCAGCAGTCGCCATTGCATCGGAGAGTGAGAGTTCGAGTTCCTCAATCTCTGCTCCGAGCTGTTTGCTTTGTGCATCAAGGTTCTTTTTGTTGTCCTTCAGTTCCTTGAGCCTGTCGGCCATTGAAAAAAGGTCTTTTTCTTCCATTCTTCTTCAGCTCCTTGTTTCTGATTTCATCTGTTTTGCGAAATACGGGTTGCTCCATTTCGTAGCTCCGTAAACATTGCCTGTCCGAGTGTCGTAGTTGTGTTCTGCGTCCCAGTCGGCAGGTGTCCCATCGTATTCATCTGAATACGCTTCATTGCTTGAACTCATCTTTCGGTTCCTCCTATAACGAGGTGTAGAAAACCGACCCCCTTTCCGGATTAGTCGGAGAAGGGGTTTCTTCCGCTGCGCCAGTCATCAACCAGTGCCTTTGCTAGATCTGTCTTGTTCCTGAGAGAACGCAGAACCTTTCTGTCTACGGTGTTTTTTGCAATGAGATAGATGTAGTGACAGTTTTCCTTCTGTCCGGCTCTATGAATCCGTGCCTTCGCCTGTTCAAAGTCGGACATGCTGTATGAGAGGGAAAAGAAACACATCGTACTTGCGGCTGTCAGGGTGATGCCGAGTCCTGCTGCTGAAATCTGTCCCAGGAACACCGGAACCAAGGGGTCGCTCTGGAAGTCCTTGATCTGCTCATCCCTGTTGCGGATTCCACCACGGATTACCGAATACCTGATTCCCTTCTTTTCAAGGAATTCCTGAATGGCATCCAGCTCGGATACAAAGTGTGCTATGACTACAAGCTTCTTTCCGTCATTTACCGTTGATTCGATGATGTCCTGCAGAGCATTGAGTTTTGCAGTGCTGACACATATGGATTTGCCCTCGTCATCTGTTACAAAGCCTCCGGTTATCTGGGTCAGACGCAGCAGTTTGGTAAGAACGTTTACTGCAGAAACTTCACTGTTCTTAAGCTGGGTTATGCTTTCCTTTTCAAGTTCCCTGTAAACATGCATTGCCTTCGGTTCAAGCTCAACCTGGCGCACTTCCTCAGTTATATCCGGAAGATCCAGACATTCGGCCTTGGTTGTGCGGAAAGCAATGCAATGCATTCTCTTCAGAAAAGTATCCGTCAGTGCCTTTTTGAAGACCGGAATGTGATTTCCGTATCCTTTCATTTCAAAGAAGGTGTTTCTGAACCTGTAGAAACTTGTTCCGAATATATTCGGATTCACAAACCGGTACTGGGAGAATACGTCCAGCTCCTTGTTTGTAATCAGGGTTCCTGTCATAAGGAGTTTCCATGACGCGGCATCTCCGAGGTGGTGCATGGCTTTGCTCTGTCTTGTGTGTGATTCCTTGATTTTGTGTCCTTCATCGCATATGACAAGATCCGGTTCAAAATCCAGGAGTTCCTTTTCAAGCCGCCATGCACTCTCATAGTTGACCACAAGAATCTGAAGACTGCCGTCAGTGTCCATACGTGAGTTAAGAATCTGTTCTTTCTTCTTATCCGATGAGCCGGTGAGGATCGTAAGCTTATATGGAAAATCCGCAAACAGGGCATACTCGGTTTTCCACACATCCGTAATTGAAAGAGGACAGACAATGAGAACACGTCCTATATGGGACATGTGTGAGCGATAAAGAAAGCCGGATACGGCGATACCGACAAGTGTCTTTCCGCATCCCATTTCCATCAGCAGGGCGACTCCGTTGCTTTTCTTTCTTCCATCCGTACCGAAACCGAATCTTTCAAGGGTAAAGTCAAAGGCTCTTATCTGGTGTGCAAAAGGCTGACCTTTGACCGGCATTCTGTTTTCTGTCTGCATATTTCCTCCACCGGTAGGAGTGAAAAACCGACCCCTTGCCTGATGGGAATAGAGGGGTCGGTTTACTGCACTTCCTTATGCCGGGCTACATCAGAAGGCCCGGAAAGAAGGTGCAAGGATGCAGATAACAAAGGTCGAATCAGGGCTTCCAAGAATGGCGGATATCATAAAACCGATACTTGATGACCATAGGAGAGAGTACAGCTTTCAGCTCTGTGCAAGATACGCAGATTCACTGGTTGAAAGTGGCATGATTTCTTCTGATGAATGCTGTGCTCTGAAAAGGAAATTCAATGAGATTTTTCTCCCTGCAATAAGCGGATTTATCTGTAATAAAACTTGAATATATATAGAAATAGAGGGATATATAGTCTGACTATGAATAAGGTCTTTAAGCTTGAAAACAACAGTTCTGAGAACCTCAAAGGAACAATGCGTGTTGCGGCCTACTGTCGTGTTTCAACAGGCAGTGCTGACCAGCTTGAGAGCCTTTCCGCACAGAAGGAACACTATGAAAAGCTGATAAGAGCCAATTCAAAATGGACATTTGCAGGGCTTTATTATGATGAAGCTCTGAGCGGAACCGAGATGACCCGCAGGGATGGTCTTAATGCCCTTGTTCAGGATTGTGAGAAGGGTCTGATAGACAGAATCCTGGTGAAAAGCCTTAGCCGTATGGCAAGAAACACAGTGGATAGCCTTTCCGTTGTCAGAAAGCTTCTGAAACTCAATGTCAGTGTTTTCTTTGAAAAGGAAAACATAGACACAGGAACAATGGACTCCGAGCTGATTCTTGCAATCATGTCCAGCCTGGCAGAAGACGAATCACATTCCATTGCTGAAAACTGCAGATGGGGTGCCAGACAAAGATTTCTCAATGGTACCTATAAACTTGGATGCGTTCCCTTCGGATATTCGGTCAGTGGCGGTGCTTTCAGCATTGTCCCGGAAGAAGCCGAAACCATCCGTTTTATTTATGACTGTGCCATGAACGGCATGGGCTGTTATCAGATTGCCGACATTCTGAACAGCAAGGGAATCAAGCCACGAAAAAGCAGGATATGGAATGAAAACTCAGTCATGCTTTTGCTTACGAATGAAAAATACATTGGCGACTGCCTTTTTCAGAAGACATATTCCGATGAGCACTTTGTCCATAGAACCAACAGAGGAGAAAGAGAACAGTATTATATGACGGATCATCATGAGCCGATTATTGCAAAGGAAGTGTTTGAAACGGTTCAACAGCTCATTGCAAACCGGCGTACCGGTGATTCTTCAAAATCTCTTAACAGGTACTCATATTCCGGAAAAGTCATCTGCGGTCAGTGCGGTTCTAGATTCAAAAGAAGAATCGTCTATAACGGCAGTTACAGTTATCCAACGCTCATATGCTGTGGACACATAAACAAAACGGTTGGTTGTTCCGTGAAGGCTATAAGATGTGATGCACTGGAAGCTGCGTTTACAACAATGATGAACAAGCTGATTTTTTCAGCACAAATAATACTGAAACCGTATCTGCAGGGTAGAAGGAGCATTGTTGAGTCCGACAGATCGGCAGAATTGGTACGACTTAAGGAGCAGGCAGATGAAAACCTCAGGAAAAGAGAAACCCTTTCATCTCTTGTTGCTCAGAACTTCATTGAGCCTTCTGTCTATGCCAGGGAAAACAGTGAACTGCTTTTACAGGCATCTGCTATCACGCGCAGACGGCAGAGTCTTCTGCAAGGCATAGACGGATTGTCGGAGCAGGCAGATTCGGCTGCAGAGCTTTATCGTTTTGCAGATTCTGCAAAGATGATGACTGATTTTGACGGAGAGCTGTTTGACAGATTCGTTGACCATGTTCTTGTTCAGTCCAGGTCAGAGATTGTCTTTTCACTTAAGTGCGGACTTGATCTCAAGGAGAAAATCTGATGGCCTACATACCTTACGGATACAGAATAGGAAACGGAAAGCTTCAGATTGATGATATACAGGCACGGAAACTGAAGGTTCTTTATGAGTCCTATGTTTCAGGAATGACCCTTCAGAAGGCACATGAGGTTTCCACAATAGAATCCAGCTTCAACGCAATAAAGACCATGCTGAAAAATCCGGTCTATACCGGCTGTGATGGTTATCCACAGATTATAGAAAACGCTTTGTTTGAGTCAGTGCAGAAAGAGAGAAAAGAGAGAGTTTCAAGACTTGGGAAAGACAAGCTGAAGCACCGTGAGAAGGTTTTTCTGCCGTTGACCGAGTTTCAGATCTCTAAGGCAGAAACATCCTTTGATGACCCTAAACTTCAGGCAGAATACCTGTACACACTGATAAAGGAGAAAGAAGCATGACAGTACCAAGACCGACTTCACCCAATGTTACCGTGATTCCCGTCAGGAAGACGTTCGGAAACAGGGAGCTGACCCAGGAAACAAAAATAAGGGTTGCTGCCTACTGTAGGGTTTCAACAGACAGAGAGGAGCAGGAATCAAGTTATGAGGTGCAGGTTCAGCATTACACCGACTTCATCAAAGGTAATCCTAAATGGGAGTATGCCGGCATTTATGCTGATGATGGTCTATCCGCTACAAACACAAAGAAAAGAGAAGCGTTCAACAGAATGATTGACGACTGCATGGACGGCAAGATTGATATGATTATCACAAAATCAATCAGCCGTTTTGCAAGGAACACAATCGATTGTCTGAAGTATGTACGCCAGCTGAAGGAAAAGCATATACCGATTGTTTTTGAAAAGGAAAACATCAACACCATGGAATCAAGAGGTGAAATCATGATTACAATCATGGCGTCCCTCGCACAGCAGGAAAGCGAGTCACTGTCAAAGAACGTCAGCCTGGGCGTGCAGTTCAGGTATCAGAACGGACAGGTCATGGTCAACCATAACAGATTTCTTGGATATACCCGACTTGAGAAAAACGGTCCGCTTGTGATTGTTCCCGAGCAGGCTGAAACAGTCAGACGAATCTACAGGGAGTACCTTGAAGGCAAATCAACAAGGAAAATTGCTCAGGGGCTTGAGGGGGACGGAATCCGTAACGGAGCAGGGCGTACCAAATGGCATGACACGAACATTGCTCAGATTCTTTCAAACGAAAAATACATGGGAGATGCCTTGCTGCAGAAAACCTATACCCTGGATCCTCTTGAAAAACTGAGGAAGAAAAACAACGGGGAAGTGACACAGTATTATGTTGAAAACAGTCACGAGCCTATTATTTCAAGGGAGGTTTTCACAAGGGTTCAGCAGGAGAAGGCGAGAAGATCAGCTATGGCCGCTTCCAGTGTTGAAAGAAGAAAACAGTATTCAAGTAAATACGCCCTTTCCGGAATTGTGGTATGCGGTCAGTGCGGACAGAATTATCGGAGAATAAAATGGAATAACAGGGGCTGCCGTTCCGTTGTATGGAGATGCGAACACAGACTTAATGATGGACAGGATGGGTGTTCTTCCAGGACGGTGAATGAGGATGACCTTAAAAACGCAGTTGTCTATGCAGTAAACAGACTGTTGTTGGACAAGGATGCAGTGATGAATGCATTCAGAACCAGCCTTGACGAGTGTCTCAGTACACAATCGGACATATCGGTCTCGGAAATTGACCTGCAGCTTGAGCAACTACAGAAGGAGCTGATTTCAAAAGCTCTGAGCAACGAGGATTTTGCCGAGCTCAACAGTCAGATTCTTGATTTGAAGGAAAGAAAACAGAAGATTCTCTCTGATGGGGTAAGACTTAAACAGCTGAAAGAAAGAACCAAAAAAATAATGGGATTCATTGAGTCCAGACCTGATCTGATTACAGAATACAACGATACGCTGGTCAGGTACTTCGTCGAGAAGATCCATGTTTATGAAGACAGACTATCCGTTGAACTCAAGACGGGTGATAGTGTGGACATTATGCTCTGAAACTGAAAAATATCATACTTTCAGCAAAAAGATTTTATACAAATTACTTTGACAAACTCCATTGGGGGGGGGTAATCTGTGAAAAAACTCAATGTTTAACATAATCAATCTATAAAGAGGAGATTGCTATGGTGAAAAAAACTATGGTTGTATTGTGCCTGTGCATAGTCGCACTTTCATGCGCATTTGCAGGCGAGTCTTCTGTTGTAGTACAGGCTTCCCCGTACTCTCTGCAGAAAGCATCGTCATCAGCCGGAGACTTTAAGTCAACCTATGGTTTCGGTCTCAAGGCCGGATACAGGTACAAACTTGACAATGGCCTGGTAATCGGAGCCGATGTAAAGTATTCAAACTTCAAATACGCAGACGTGGACAACAGATATCATGTCATCTCCGTCATGGCCAAAGTTGGCGGTTCACAGACAATCAACAAGATAACTGTAACTGTTGATCTTGGCGGCGGAGTCCAGATGAGGATTCTCGGGAAAAAGAGCATTGCAACACTGGGTCTGAACCTCTACTCAGGCGTAGGCTATGCAGTCTCGGATAAAGTATCCATAGAGTGTGGTGCAGATATGGGAATTGCATTCCAGAAAAACAGTACAGACCTTTCTGTTGATGTACTGCTTGGTGCTTCAATCAGGCTTTAAGGAGGAACGGTCATGAAAAAGACATTGATAATCTTACTTACGGCAATTCTTGCTCTTTCCCTGTTCATCTCCTGTGAAGGAGACCTTGATGAAGCTCTGGAAGCAAAGATAACAGTCACATTTGACGGCAACGGAAGCACAGACGGAGAGATGGCTGCCCTCAAGGTCAAGAAGGGAGAAGACTTCAAGCTTACAAAGAATGCTTTTGAGAAAACCGACTACATCTTCACAGGTTGGAACACTGCAGCTGACGGAAGCGGCACAGCTTATGCCAATGAAGGAACAGCCAAGTTTGACAAAGACACAACCCTGTATGCCCAGTGGATTGAAGAACTGACAATTACTTTCAATGCCAACAATGGTTCAGAAACCCCTGCAACAAAAACTCAGAAGGTTGGAAAAGGCGTTGAGACAGCTCTTGATGAAAACACATTCGAACTCAGTGGTTTTACTTTTACAAAGTGGAATAACGAGAAAGACGGTTCGGGAACAGACTATGCAAATGGTGCAGTAAAAACTTTTGATTCAGACCTGGAGTTGTATGCACAATGGGCTGCCAATACCGATACTCCTTATGTTGTGAACCACTACACCAAAAATCTTTCAGATGATAAATACACATTAAGCAGTACAGACAACGAAACTGACACCACAGGTGTACTTCTTGTTCTGGAAAATCTGAAGAAAACGATTGAAGGATTCACTTATGATGAGGGATTTGCAGGAACTGAGACAAAGGGAACAACTAAGCCCTCAAGCGGAGCTGTGACAGAAGCCGCAGTTCTTGGAGAAGGAAACCTTGTTATAGATCTTTATTACTCACGTGATTCTCATACAGTAGCCCTGACTAAGGGAACTGATGCAGATCACATCAGTGCAATAACCGGAGCAGGCACATATGCCTACGGAGCTTCTGTCTCTGTTGAAGCCACAATCGATTCGGGTTATAAGCTTGCAAACTGGATTGTAACCGGTGAGACTACGGAAGTTTCAACTGATAATCCATACGTCTTCACAATGGGAGCTTCTGATGTTGCCTACACTGCGAATGCCACTCCTATTTCCTACACTGTAGCATTCAACAAAAACAATGAGTCCGCCACAGGAACAATGGAAAGCCAGAGTTTCACATATGGCACAGCTCAGAATCTGACAGAAAACGGTTTCCAATACGGAGGCAAGTATTTCGGCGGATGGGCAACTACAACATCCGGAGAGAAGGCATATTCAGATAAGCAGAGTGTAAACAACCTCACTACAACAGACGGAGACACCGTAACTCTTTATGCTATTTGGACAGATACACCTCCAATCACAATCATAAAGAACACAGAAGGTCCACTTAACCTTACATCCGGTGATTACACGATTGAAGATGCAACAGTTACTGTAACCGGAAGAATCACAATTGACGGTTCCGTAAATCTTCTTCTCCCTGACGGAATGACCCTGAACGCCAACAGTGGAATTACAGTTTCTTCAGGAAACACTCTTGTCATCGACAAATACGGTTCAACCGCAACAGGAACCGGAACACTGACTGCAGATAGTGGCAATTTTGCAGCCGGAATCGGCGGTGAGGACGGAGGAAGCGGCGGAACTGTCATCATCAAAGGTGGAATTGTAAATGCAAACGGTGGTTATGGTGCAGCAGGAATCGGTGGTGGTTATCACGGAGCCGGCGGACCTGTAAATATTTCCGGCGGAACTGTAACGGCATATGGTGGCGATGATGCAGCCGGAATCGGCGGTGGATCTGGTGGAGCCGGTGGAAATGTAACTATCACTCGCGGAACTGTAACAGCCAAAGGTGGAGCAGAAGGAGGGACCGGTGGTGATGCCGGAGCCGGAATCGGTGGTGGATGCAACGGTGCTGGCGGAACTGTAACCATCAACGGCGGAACAGTAACTGCAACTGGAGGCTCGGGTGATATGGAGGATGATGGCTCTGGAGCCGGAGCTGGAATCGGCGGTGGTTATAAAGGAGCTGGCGGAACTGTAACCATCAACGGCGGAACAGTAACTGCAACTGGAGGCAAGGGTAATAAGGCGTCTTCTGGCTCTGGAGCCGGAATCGGCGCAGGAGAGGACTGTTCAAGTCACGGAACGCTGACAATCGCCGATGACGTAATTATGATGGTCAGTACTAACAATACAGACTGGAGTGTCTATGATGGCTCAACACGCACACGATACATGAAGGTCCCTGAGCCAACAGTGCTTACCTCATCTATGACCTCATGGGAAGGCGGTAAGGTCTATACCCTCGGCAATGAGGATTTGGAAATTGCCAGCCGAATTACCGTAACAGGAAGCGTCGGACTCCTCCTCCCGGAAGACAAGACCCTTACGGCTTCTAGTGGAATTACAGTTACAGGTACTAACTCACTTACAATCAATGGTAAAGGTTCATTGAGTGCTGGTGGTTCTACTTATGCGGCCGGAATCGGCGGTGGTAACAATCAAGCTGGTGGAAAAATAACTATCAACGGCGGAACAGTAATTGCAACCGGTGGTGCCGGTGGAGCCGGAATCGGTGGTGGCTATAATCAAGCTGGTGGAACAATAACTATCAACGGCGGAGCTGTAACTGCAAACGGTGGTGATAGAGCAGCCGGAATCGGCGGAGGTTATCAAGGAGTCGGAGGAGAAGTAACTATCAACGGCGGAGCTGTAACTGCAAACGGTGGTGATAGAGCAGCCGGAATCGGAGGTGGTTGGGAAGGAACCACCGGTGGAACTGTGACCATTAATGGTGGAACTGTAGAAGCAATCGGTGGTTCTAATGGAGCCGGAATCGGCGGTGGTTATTACGGTGCCGGAGGGACTGTAACCATCAACAACGGAACTGTAACTGCAACAGGAGTCTCAGGAGGAGCCGGAATCGGCGGCGGTTATTACAAAGCCGGAGGAACAGTCACTATCAGCGGCGGATCTGTAACTGCAAACGGTGGTCAGAATGCACACGGAATCGGTAGGGGCTATGTCGGTGGTAGTGACGGAACACTGACACTCACAGGTGTCACCATGCAGGTCAAAGACTCCGAGGATGCGTCCTGGGAATCTTATGTTGAAGATGTTCGTCACAGATACATGAAGGCGGATGAAGGCATATAA